ACACCCAGAGTCAGATATGGAATGTGTCTTACAAGTTCTTGCTCAACGCTTGTGTAGGGATGTTAGGATATGAAAAATCCAGATTCTATAACAGGGACTTAGCAGCAGAAGTTACAGCCTATGAGCGCAAAATCTTAACTTATATTTGGGAATTTGTTGAGAGTAAAGGCATTCCTATATTAGCTGGAGATACAGACGCTCTTATGATTTCACATCCCGATCCTGAGAGTATTATGAACGAGATTAATGATGACCTCCACTCTAAGTGGGGTCCCGAATTCAATTTGGATGTGGATAAAAAATTTGAAGTTCTTTTCTTGTACAACAAAAAGAAAAACTATTTCGGGATTACAGATGAAGGTAAACTCAAGATAACAGGAACCGTAGTCAATAGGACATCTTGTCCTCTATATATCAGAAACAAACTAATGACGGCTTTCGAAAATATCCTGAGAGGGGAGTGGGAAGAACTAAGGAGAATCAAGTCCCAGATACGTTTGGAGATAAGAGAACAAGATATTATGGATATAGCTGAGTGGGTAAGATTGTCCTCAACTTCACCTAAAGTTCAGACTGCTCATTTGAAAGCAGCAAAAAATAGACTTCGATTGTATCGCATTCCTTATCATTCAGGTGAGAAGTTACCGATTGTTCCCACTAAGGTAGCTTCTATCGGATATTTGGCTATACATGAGAACATAATTGATGATCTTCCCGAAATAGATTATGATGCCGTTCTGGCAAAATGGTTTTACAATCCTCTGAAAGAGATAGAGGATACTCTGTCCCAAACAAACCTTAGTAGATTTATATAAAGGAGGAGGAAAATGAAAGTTGTTTTGAATGGGGATTGGCACATTGGTCAAGGAGAGTTTTCTCCTGAAACAATAGCGGAAATAACAAAGAGGTACTGGAATGGAAAGAAAGTAATTCTAATGGGGGACCTCATAGACTGTGGGCTATCAGGGGGAATGCAATTTGAAAATGAGATCCAACCTCAGTCCCAACTTAGATGGGTCAAGATAATCACAGAAAAGTTAGACGTAGTAGCTTACTGTCTTGGGAACCATGAATATAGAATCTTCAACGAGGTTGGTCTAAACGTCTATGAGGAGTATCTCGGAAAGCCAAGTCATAGAGTAGAGATAGATGGAGTGGATTTCTATTTTGCCCACGGAAGGAGTGCCGCAACAGATATATTTATAGAACATCGTAAACTCTTACAATATACAGACGCGGATGTGATAGCATTAGGACATAATCATACACTTGCGAAACTTGATGTCCTTCGTGGTGATAAACGCATCACCTTATTGAGGACGGGTTCTTTAGCACGTGGATTACGATATGCGATCGACAGATCTCTTCCGCCAACTCTTACGGGGTGGGTGGAGTACGATACTCGAAAGCGAGCAGCCAAACTAATGATGGTCGATAAAGATGGAGAAGTTCGAGAAATATAATTATAGATAATTAGAAGGAGGTAATAGTATGGAAGGAACTGAAGGCGAAAAGAAGGAAATGGTTTTAGTCTTTCACAGAGATAATAAAGGAAATGACATTGCCAGGTTGCCTAACGGTAAGATAGTCCTGCATCACAGAAAGGACACTTGTCCTGTAATCGAGGGAATAGAGTATAAGTGTTTGGTGGAAGAGAAAGAACACTGGTGCTTCGCTTGGATAGAAGGTCCAGTTTATTACCCAAGGATCATAGTGAAGTCAGATAGGAGTTGTATTGGCATGGAAAAGAGCAAAACAAGAAGGTTGTATCCTGACATTTATGCAGCCATAAACGATTTAAAGAATAGGACGGACAAGTCCTACATTCTGTTAATTGTTAATGAGGAGGTCCAAAATGGATACTAAACAGAGGGATAAAGAAAGTTTTGCATGCTTAGATGATTTACTGAAATATCGTGATCTTGAGGATGGAATAGTTCACATCAACGGTGAAATCGATTCTTACATAGTTCACGATTTTACCTTGTTCTGTCATGAAATTAAACGAAGAATGAAAGCGGGAAGCGTTCTTACTGTCACTCTAAATTCTCCAGGGGGAGATGTACACAAAGCATTTGCAATATACGATGCACTGCGAAGGGTATCGAGAGAGGGTATAAAAGTAAGGATAATAGTGGAAGGTTTAGCGGCAAGTGCTGCTGCCATGATAGTACTCCAGGCTGGAGATGAAAGGATTTCTCGCCCACACGCAACGTTTCTTCTGCATGAACCAAAGAGGTGGGTAATTTTCAATTCAGAGTCTACTTCTCAACTCGAGAATGAAGTCACAGAGATGAATAGGATTACAGATTTGATAGTGAAAATTTTGGCTACCCGTTGCGGTAAATCAGAGGAGGAAGTTAGAGAAACTATACGATTACGAGAGGTATGGATGCCACCTGAAGAGGCAAAAGATTGGGGATTGATAGATAAGATTGAGGAGTAAGAAGGAAATGAAAAAAATAGAAAGACACATGGAATTAATTCGCAATTTGCTTGAGCGAAAGAATAGCATGTACGGGGACGCTTTTCACCAGACGTGGGAAGAGTACGGATTACTTTCTGTGTGCATCCGTCTTACAGATAAGCTTAGTCGTCTAAAGAATTTAGAGAAGAGAGACCTCCATGAGTCTTTCCCTGCAATATGGGACACTCTTAGTGATATAATAGGGTACAGTCTTCTTGCTCTTACAGAATTAGAAGAGGAGGACAATGAAATCATAGCGAGGGACAAGGAAAGACGAAGAAACTACATGCTTACTGAAGTCAGAGAATAATTCATTATCATATCTTAAATTTCGCGATCTAATGCGATTAATTGTTCAGACATATAATCATATAGGCACGTCAAAAATATTTTGATCTCATGTGAATATGATTGTCTGGTGCAAAATTTGAGCACAGTGAAGGAGGTGTGATTCATGGGCATAATCGACATAGTTTTGGAGGTATTTGAAAAGGCGATAGACGCTGAAGCGGAGCTGCAAGTTAAATATGATGAGGATCCCGTTAAGCACTTTAAGTTAAGAGAAAAAATACGAAAGAGTTATTTTCGTAAACTAAAGCTTCTACTCTGTGACTCCTTGGAGGAATGAAAAACCTTTAACCAAATATATATAAAATAACATTAATTATATAGGAGTATAACATGAATATAGAAAAATTCTTGACTGGTGGGAATGTAGTAGATGTTAATGCTAATTACGCATCAGATATTGCTAACGTTAGAAAACAGTTAGCATCGGGAGCGGAGTTGGTTTTCAATAAGGAACTCATATCGGAATGGTTTGACAGAGGACGTGAGATATTAGAACGACATAGAAAAGAGATCTATATTCATGACCTTTCCAAGAATATACTCATACCTTACTGTTATAGTATAAGCGTTGAGCCAATTCTTGCAGAGGGTCTTACATATTATCCTCACTTTAAGAGTAAACCACCAAAGAGATTAGATTCATTCATAGCTCAGTTGATTGAGTTTACCTCATACGTAGCCAATAGAACACGGGGAGCGATTGGCATTCCCGATCTTATATTAGCCTTAACCTATTTCGTGAAAAAAGAACGAAGAATGCCTTTGCCAGAATACAGACTTACGGATTATCAATTTAAAAATGAACTCCAGCGATTATTTTATTCATTTAATCAGCATCTTCGACAAGGTGCTGAATCACTCTACACTAACATTTCATTTTTTGACCGTTATTACTTAGCTCACCTATTCAACAAGAATTCGTGGGAACTGGAAGTTGACGAATTATCTGCTGTGCAGTCAGCAGTGATGCGATGGCACACCAGTGAAGTAGAAAAACAAATGTTAAGATTCCCAGTTATAACTGTAGCACTCAAGGTAAAGAATAAGAAGATACAAGACGAGGAATTCCTTAACTTTGCAATCAAACAGAATCTTCATCATACAATGTATAACTTCCTTGTTCTTCCACATCTCGATGCTATTGCCTCCTGTTGTCGATTAATTTCTTCCAAAAAACCGTTCTTTAATTCCTATGGCTCTGGTGGTGTTCAGATAGGTTCTCATCAAGTTGTGAGTCTCAACCTTCCAGGAATTTATCTGAGGCATCCAGACACATTTGAAGAACGTATAAAGGAGAACCTTCAGCTTGCTAAGGACTTTCTTGATTGGCACAGAAAGCTCCTTAAGGAGTATCAGTATCTCGACGCTACATTTGAGTTAGGGCTTCGGTCCTTACAGAGGATGTATTCGACGATAGGCATCATAGGTCTTTGGGACTTTAAACAACTGACGGGCATAAATTATTCTTGGGACGACTTAGAGGGGCTGCTCAAGAAGATTCGTTATATTATTGATAGTTGGGAAGGATTTTACAATTGTGAACTGGTCCCAGCGGAATCGGCAGCGATTACTCTTTATGATACAGATAAGACATACGCAGAGAAACATCGAAGAGATAAGAGCGGATACTACGAAAGTGGAAAAATGTATTCCAATCAGATTGTGTCTCCTTGGGTAGAGATGTCCCTTGGAGAACGAGTAGAGTTAACTGGAAGATTCTCCAAGTTTTTCGATGGTGGACAAATGATGTTCGTGAATGTTCCTTCAGTATTTCAGAATGTTCATCAAATGAGGAAAATTTTAGAAGGAATAGTCAAGAAGGAAGTACCGTACTCTGCGTTTGATAATTATTTATCACGTTGTCTCGAAAACAACCATTTAACAATCGGGAATGTGGATGTTTGCCCTATCTGTGGTAGTAAGAATGTCCTCAAGTTTAGAAGGATAGTTGGATACTTTGTTGAACAGTCCAATATGCACGAGCGGCGACTGAGAGATCTGCCATACAGAAAAATGGATAGGATAGATGAGCATGAATAAAGTAAATTATGGAGGACTCGTGATCTCAACAATTGATTGGAGAGGATTGAACTCTCTTGTTGTATTCTTGAGAGGCTGTCCTCTCCGTTGTCTTTATTGTCAAAATCATCGACTGTTTGAACAACCGAACTATGTTAGCGTAAATGAGATAGAAAATCAAATTGAAAAGGAATTGGATTTTGTTGACGCAATAATCTTTTCAGGAGGGGAGCCAACTCTTAAGGAGGAATTCATAGAACGGATTGGGAAGTGGATGCACAGAGAAAACAAAATTGTGGGTATCCAAACCAATGGTTATTTTCCTTCAAGTATCGAGAAACTCCTAAAATCTAAAGTCTTAGACAAAGTCTTTTTGGATGTCAAAGCTCCCCTTGAGAATATTCCACTATGGTTCAAACTCACCCAAGTAAGTAATGTGGAGCGATTTGTACGGAATACACTCTCTTTGTGCATAAACTCAAACATTCCTCTTCAAATTCAAACCACTGTATTTAAAAGGTTAGTGGGCAAAGAGGAAGTTCTTCAAATAGCAGAAGAACTCGACAATCTCGAATTCCAAGGGGAATACGTGATTCAACAAGGAACATGGGAAAACGTTCCTCCTTACGGACGCAAACTTATCAAGAAAGAGGACGAATATACTCCAGAAGAAATAGACAAGATTGGAAAAGAAATTGATAAGCGATATCCTTTTCCAGTTTATGTGAGAACACGAGAGGGAGAAAAACTCATAGATGATAGCTAAATGTGAAGACTGCGGATTAGTAATAAGTATCGCAGAGAAAGATAACTATATTGTTTTAAGCGAGACGGAAAGATTACCCAAAAGATTACTCATTGGACAAAGAATATTGAGTTGTCCTTTCTGTAATAAAATAATGGAGATTGAAGAATGATAGTAGAATGCAAATCTTGTGGAAAGGTGTTTGGAATAGTCCTTAAGGAAAAAGAGGGAGAAGTAACCCTAAAGAAGGTCTCGTACCTAAAAACCAAGTGTCCCTATTGTGGTGAAGAGATAGAGTGGGGTAAGAAGGAGGATGGTGAAAAGGATGCTTAAAACAATTTTTGAAAAAATTGAGCGTTGGATGGATAAGTGGGTACCTCGAATTGTAGATATATTTCTCGCAACGATACTGGTAATATTGTTCATCATGACAGTGATCGTTTTTGCATTCTTTGTCTGTTGTTTACACTCTTATTTACTCACATCCTGATATACCAAAATCTCACCAGATGCACATATCCTCGATATACGCAAATTTTCTAACTCAACCAATATTTTACTATTTCTAAACAATAAAATTTTATTATACTCGAAATATGAGGATAGAAGACGTAATTAAATACCCCAAGCTCAAGTACATTTATGAATCTCCAAGTGAGGGAAGGGAACTACTCGGGAAATTGGTATTCTTTCAGGAAAAGCGTGACGGATCGAACATGAGAGCCTTCTTAGATGACGACAATAATATTCAATTTGGAAGTCGAAACCTTATTCCTCCAAGTCAGGACTTAATTGCCTCTGTCTTTAACACCGGTTATGTGGACACTCTTAAGGAAGCTCTATATACTGAGAAGCACCAATGGAATCATAATATCATAATCTTCTTTGAACTACTCCAAAAAGGTGTTAGTCCTACACGAGTAGAGAAACACGAGAAAGATGACATAGCAGTCTTTGACATTTATGATATTGAGAATGGATGGTGGAATTACAACAGAGTTTATCAATTCTGTTATCAATGGAGGTTGCCAATAGTCAAACTCTGGGCTGTAACCTCTCATTCAACTATTGAAAAACTCAAAGAACAAATCGAGAAAATGTTGGATCGTGCAAGAGAGGAAGGTAGAGAAGGAGTAGTCTATAAGACGTATGAAGGTGGAAAGAAGATCTCTTATAAAGCAAGATTAGACGTTCCAGACATGAAAAGGGTAGAAGTCGATATCGATCCAGAACGTCCCAAACTTCCTGAACTACCAGAAGCAGAAATCATGAATGAAATTCAAAAGGTTTTGGAAGAACTGGGTCTTGAACAATTCAGGGATAAGAAAGTAGCTATGCCACTCATAGCTCAGTACGTTGCAGCAGAGTGCAAAGCAAGATATTGTTCCACACCTAAAGGGTTATATACTTACTATCTGAAGAAGCTGGAAGAGGTAAATGGGAAATAGTAAATTAGAATTGAAATGGAAATTGTGTGAGCCTGAATGTGAACTCGTGTTTCTAATAGGTGAAAGATATCCCACACACGTTATATGTACCCTCTACGAAACGAATGTACTTGGAGAGAAAAGGTTCGTAGAAAAGAAGACATTCAGATTGGTGGAGGTCAAGAAATGAAAAAGAATTACATGTGGAGAGTAATAAACGATAACTGTATATCATTCAGAGTGTGGTTCGTCTGTTGGATTGCAGGTGCAACACTTAGTCTTTTAATATATTATTTCTTCCTACGGTAGGGACATGAAACTGGATATGATTGAAACTTTGGCGTTTATAGCGTTCTATGTCTTTGCGTTTATGGTGATAATTCTTCCACTTCTTATCCTAATCTATAATCACTTCTTTTGGAAATAAAAATGAAAATCCAAGAAATGATTTCTAAGGTGCGTAACCTTCCTTCTCGAGTAGCAATAAAATATTTAGAATCGCACTTGACTGCTCTCAAGAAAAGAAAGAGCCATTTAGAAGGTAAAATACGACTCATAGAAGACGAAATAGAAGAACTTCACTGGAACCTAACGTGCATTAAAAATTTATTGCAAATAAAGAAACTTAAGGAGTGAAACGAGACTATGTTATCAGATGCTGAAATTCTTAAGGAAATAAAGAAAGGAAATATAGTAATAGAACCATTTAGAGAAGAACAATTAAATCCTAATAGTTACGATGTAAGGCTCGGAGAGTATTACGCAGTAGAGTTCCCGTATTCACAGTTTCTTGATCCTTTCAACAAATATCTTGTGGAGAAGCATTGGGAAATTAAGAAAGCTATTGATCACATAGTTGTCCGTCCAGGGGAAACGATTCTGGCTCACACTCAGGAGGTGATCGGTGGTCGAAACAATATAGCGAGTAAGATGAACGCAAGAAGCTCACTTGGAAGACTCGGCGTGTCTGTGTGCAAGTGTGCTGGTTTTGGAGATGTGGGCTTCGTGAACAAATGGACAATGGAGATCACTAATCACCTCCCCTCAACATCAGTGGTCCTACACGTTGGGATGCGAGTTGCCCAAATCTCATTCTTCAGAACCGGTAAAGTCCTCAAGGGATACAAAGGCAAGTATGGTCAAGAGGAGTGGAAACCAGAGGACATGCTACCCAAGATGTGGAAGGACTACGAACTTCATGATGACAAATATAAAGGATTGGTTAGGAGGTGATAATTATGCCGAGAGCGAAAGAGGAAGTGATGGGTTACGCTGACGACGTTTATTTGATGTGGCTAAGAAATCACATAGACTACATAAAGTCAATAGTTGAGCACCTTGAGGGAATCTATTCAGTATATCTGGAAATCAAACAAGATGCTAATTCGGACTTTGGATGGATAGCGTCTGACGAATTCATAGAAGCTATGAACGAGATGAAGAAATACCTTGATAAGATATTCGCAGACCTACTCCAACATCAAAAGACAATAATATCAGGAAAACTCCTGTGGAACGAAATCAAAAATCAATACGAGAAAGAAAAGAAGAAAGCCGACGAAGAAAAGAAGAATTCAAAACGAGAAGAAGTTGATCCTTCATTTCAATAGGAAATGAGAGCAAATAGAAAAGGAAATCGAAAAAGTAAAATAAGAAGTCGAAAGCGGTGGGATAAAAAACGAATTAAAAGAAATCCCACCCGTGTTTTTAATTTTTAAGATTTTAACAGGTCTTCTATTTCATCTGGATGTATCACGTAATCATAAATGCTTTCTACATTAGGTTCGTAAATTCCTCCCCAGATGTTGTGCCATGACAATCCACTATCCCTACCTTGAAACGTCACACCTGATACTTGAATACATTCACCTCTTTCCAAATCAACAAGCGTACTTCCTGATACCCAACATGTTCCAGACCCTCCAAGAGGATACGGATTTTCCCACGAGGGCAAACAACAAGGTTGAGTAAGGGTATATTCTTTATTATAATATTCGTGAGCTCTATATACGCTTGTACCTATCACGTAATCAAGATTTGTATTTATTATAGGAATAGTTCCCCAAGCTCCTCTTCCAAGATCCTTTATGTTTAAATTTGAATCACGAGTTTCAGCATAAAGTTTATTTTCGTTGTAATAGAACCAAAACACTTCGCTTTCTCCTTCTTCAGATAATCCTTTAGTAACCCCTTGTCTGCGTATTGGACGTGGACCGGTGAAGCTGTTTTCGATATATTCTCCTTTAATTGTACCATCGGTGTCTGAATACGCAACTATTTTTTCCCATTGGATAGTACCTAACAAGGATCCGAATGATAAGTCATACCCACCTACTATTACTGTGCCACTTTTAACGTCCCAACAATAATACCAATTTTCGTAAGGAATACTATCCACTACTTTTCCTTCCCATATCACATTTCCTTCGAGATTGTACATTACAGGAAAAATTACGAGATTGAAAAACGAATCAACATCGACATCGAACGTTAGGATTCTGTTGTTGTAAACTATGAACTCTCCGTCAACAGTTGTGCATCCAAGATTGTGATAAGGGGTCGGTTGACTATCTTTCCAATCTTCTTTTTTCGCCACCACTATTTGATTCCCTACTAAGGTCCAAATATCTCCATTAGCGTCGAGCCAAACTGGAGGGCTAACGTTTGTTTGCTGAAAAGGATCTGTATTACTACTTATAAAAATTGCTTTATAGAAAGGTCCTACACCTACTACTATAAGCCCAGAAACACTTATCCAAGGCTTATAATACAAATCGGGATAACTCTTCTCTTTCCTCTCTGGAACTATAATATTACAGTCGTAATCCACTCTGAATTTTTCAAATGTTGGAAGTTTGGGACTAGATACTCGCACTCGAGAAGCAGTACTCTCAAGGAATACGGGCGTGCCTGTGATTGGGTCCATTTAATAGACGACCTCCATTGCTGATAGCAAAGTATCTTTATTTGGAGTGGGTCCTCCCCAAGTGTAACATTTGGATAATCCTGGATCTCCTAACAATTCTGAGTTCTCGTGTACGAAGCTATAAAAATCTTGGGTATATAGATCATAAATAAAAACGTAAGGTGTATAACCCGGAATCTCTCCCGTAGTTCCTGTAATAAAGACAGGCTTGTTCCAAAGTGCAGTACTAAAAACAAAATCACTTCCTACGTGAGGGAAAGCGATATCGGTAGCGTGAGTATAATCTGAGGACGACATCCAAACGTAACACTTGTCAGTGCCGTACCAATTAGCTGGAACAAATACATTAAAGTTGGCATCCACACACATATTTGAAAAGAAAACAGACGGGAAGCTCTTTCTATCCACCCAAATTAACTTTCCGTTTTGTGGTTCGTAAATATCTATGCAAACATGGGAATAACCCTCCCAATGGACTATCCAATAACGTTTAAAACAATCTATAACAGCTTCGAGTCGTGTCCAGTTCTCAACCCGAATTGTATCCATTAAAGAACCATCATCGCCGTCTATGAGAGAAACACTATGCCACCCTAATGAAAGAAGATAATTTCGTTCACTATCAAAATACAAACGGATTGGTTTATCCACTGATACTTCAAAGTCCTTCCAGTATCCCCAAGTGTAAGCGTATATTTTGGAATTCCCTCCTATAAAGATGTGATCATCAGATACCACAAAAGCACCAGTGCCTCCATCTGTTACGTTCTTAACTAACCGATAAGTTGAATACTTTCTGGACGGTAACACTATTACCAATTGATTATTCACGTTGTCCAATGAAAGGATTTCACCATATTCGTTTACATAGACGTGATTGCCGTAACAAAACGAAGAATGGGATGGTAATTTGTGTCGATATTTTAGTGTGCATAGATAGAGCTGACCACTGTAATCCCTAAGGAAGAAAGGACAACCTTCAAAATCGTGATCGAAATCAATTTTAATGTCATCAGTCATTCTATAATAGTATTCGTGAGTAGTGTGAGTACGTAAAGCTATCGTTCTTCCTTGAGATTGAATTATTTTTATTCCCCTGCCCACATCTATTGTCATTCTACGCCATCCACACCAAACAAATAATAGAAAATAACTTTAGTAAGAGGCTTCCAGTTTCTACCCCAAATCAGGTGAGTTGCCAACCCACCATCACCAGATATGTTGAGAAGGAATTCCCTTTTGTGTTTATTTCGAGAAGTGTATTCCCCCGCCCATTGTATGGATTGAGTTTGAGGATCAAAAAATCCAAGTGATGGAGAAAGAGTGTGATTCAACAAAAAAGATCGCCTATCTCCGAGTGGCTCAACAAATGTTGGAGGACAATTACAACGTAAATAAGACGCACCATAAGCATATTCACAATCGCAAGAGCTTTTTGTACAAGTTCCGTTGAAATATGTTTTGTAATTAGAATCAGCCAGAAAAACAAGTGGAGGGACTCTTGGAGTACAACCAGTAACAGCAATGTCTCCATGAGCGTTAGCGGAAATGCTCACAGCTCCTCCGTGTAAAATATCCTCCATCCACACACTTCCCCATTTTTTACCGCCTAATGGCACAGTATGCTCCTCTCCTAATCCATATATCAGCTTTTCATCTTGCTTTTCAAAGTCACTACTACTAACTATTTCTATTTTTGTTGGGCACGGGTTAGTACCTGGAGAATAAGGACAGTAATAACGATATGGAGGTATTTTTCTCATATCTATCCACTTTTTGTAATGAGTTACTCCATTCCAACATTGGGGATAATACTTTCCGTAGGTTTGATGCTTGCACCTTGCGTGTTTCACACTCAGGAACCAATAGTTGCCGTATTTGTCCTTTGTCACATCTGGAGTATCACCGTCTATCCAAATTCCCTTAACAAATGTACCATCAGTTCCATCCACGAACCTCCCGCCCCACCCTCCAGCTATCACCAACAAATCGTTGTTCTCATCCCAATAAAAGCGAGATACCTCTCCAACAGATGTGGTCCATTTGTGTTCCAAAGTGTGTCTATCATAAGCGTGAATTTCGTAATCTGCATAAGTGTAAAGATAATCATTTCCTAAGACGAACTTTCCTTGACATGGTAATTCTATGAACTCACCGAAGATTGTTCCCCAAGCAGAAAATGGAATACGAAATATTCCCTGATGAGGAAAGGGTCCAAAAGAAGGGTTGCCATATACAGAGGTCCAAAGAGTTCCTTCATCATCCAACCAAACGTCTCCACTTCTGCTCCCAAGATATGGAAGAAGAGTAGAACCCAAGAACCAAGGTGCGACGTATCGAAAAAGTCGTCCGTACCCTACTAAGGCTCCAATACGCTGATCCGGTAAATCACCCCAGTAATAGAGGGAGGTATTAGAAGCTATCCAAGGATAGGCTGCGAAAGGAACTTTTTTCTCGCTTATTAGTTCCCCGTTAGGGTGACGTTCCCCAACCGCAATCACTTCATCGTTAGCTTTGGTTTCTTGTGCCTTTAGTCCACTTTTCGTATTATATATTGCTACCCGTTCTCCTATCATAACAGAGGTACCCCCTTAACAACTTGACCTGTTTTACGTATCTTAACATCCACAGTTTGTTGTTCGGGGTCGTATCCTACAACTTCACCTATCTCTATCCAAGGAATCTCTCCCAGCATTGGTGGTCTTGGATTTGATGGACAAGGGTGACCGGGTAGTATAGGTCCTTTCTCGATTTTCTTTGCCTCTCTATGCATTATATTTTCAATTTCGTTTAGTTTAGGACTGCCCGGATGGATTAAGTCCGTATCCCTACATTCGAGAGTTGTGAGTAACTTCCCTCCTGTTTGCTCGCCCATTTCGTAAGTGATTTTCATGATTCTGTAATAACCGTCTTTATCTGAAGAGGACGGAAGACCATCTATGCCATCAAAGCCTATATACATTCCGGTATGAATCGGAATGCGAGTTTCGCCTTCAAAATACTCAATCTTCTTTGTTGTGAGAGCAAGGTCAAGGAAACGAGCTTCAAATGTGACATTAGGAGCGCGAAGCTCTTCAAGTCTCTCCTCAGCAAACTGCTGAAGATCTTCGAGTTCGTCCACGTCTATATTAGATATGGCGATGTATTCCTCAACGGGTTTGATTCCTGTTCCACGTTCCTCTGTTGTAATTACCGGAAAATCTTGGCAAGTGACAGCCAATCGATTTGTCTTTGTTTCTTCAGAGCTCTGCTCTTCTCGTGTTCTTACACTAATCAGTTTGGAAATGAGATTCCCATCCTCAGAACGATTATTAACTTTCAATGCAAGATCACGAGCGAGTGGATTACCACTGTAAAAGAAATCGTCCCCAGATATAGGATGATCCAAAATCTCTATCAATTCAGTATCTTCACTTGTTTCTCTCGTGAGTAACAAGGCTAATCTTCTACCCCTGTCTACTTGAACTCCTTCCCAAGGATCTACAATTGGGTGATTATCGTCCCAATATAAGCAATAAAATACGCAATTACAAACATTACAAATTTGCATTATGGCATCCCACTTTGTAGTACCGTAAAAGAAATTAAATCCTGATTTTCCTGCGTTGATTACGTACTTATCTTTCCAATCAGGTATGTTCTCAAAATAAAATGGCATTATACCTGTTGTGTTTTTCCAATACTTTCCTAAATGGTAATTGAACCAGTACCACCATTCATCTTCACTTGAAATGCTACTCCAACAAGAGCCGTGTTTCTCTCTCCACTTTTCACATACAGTGCTAAATGTATTGGGTATGTGACTTGGATCACAACAAAGATCTTTACACCAACTTCCAAACCACATAAGTAATATATCTCTAAGAGACAAGGCAGGATCAAGAGTGTAAAGAGAACTCTCTTCATCCCAGAAACAGTTTTGTTTAGTGAGATACCATTCACTTGAAACTGCTCTTACCGTCGTCTCTTCTCGCCCTTTTACCAACTCTCTATCTATTGTGAGAACAGGACCTTTAAAGAGAGTGACTTGAGGATAGTCAGCGTTTCCAGTGTCATATACGATGTGTACATAATCTCCTGCTAAAAATTGAGGAAGACCCTTGAATCTCACTTCTGCAGTATCGGGAGCTGCCCATTCTTGTGTAACTTTATAACTTATGAGGTTAGGAACATTTCCTCCATTTATTAGCCAATGAGTGCACGGCGCACCCATTAGTTCTGATTCCAAATACAAGGATAAACTTGAGTCGATAAAGAACAATGAGGATATGTCAACTGACTGAAGGAAAGACTCCCATATCCAGAATTTCTTTTCAATTGACATCTCGCCCATTACTACACTTACATTGAGTAAACCTTCTAAAAGTGGAACTGCAGAAAACTCAATTCCAAGTGGGATATTAAATTCGTCAGTATAGTGAAGAACAAGAGAGGGGTGAAGTTTAGTTAACAAGTTAAGGCGGGAACCGATTAGGTATGTTGAGTTGAGTTTCAAGTCTACTATCTCTTCTAAGTGACAGAAAGCATCTGAAATGATAAAGTATTGAGGATCGCCTATAATGACCGTGAGAGCAGGAGAAGCATGTTTTGTAATGAACAAGTCATCTAAACATCCCTTAATACCTAAATATTTTTCATTAAATACTACAAGTTCATCCATTTGGGAAGGACTGTGATCCAATATCTCACCTTCGCCAAGTTTAGTCTTAAATTCCTCATCCCAAACTTCCCCGTGTATTAAGTTGCCACTCTTCCATATCTTAATTCCATACCACGTATCATTGTAAAACATCTCTGTTTGAATATCTTGTGACCCTCCTGCGGAATACATTGAACTCTGATAAATCTCTCCATCATCCTTGACGTACAAATTATAAGAATCCTCTTCTCGATTCGGGAAAAATCCTACACAGTTAGCTTCGTTTTCAATAGCGTCTTGAACTCCAACAAAGAAGGAAGAAACGTTCTGAAGAACGTCTTGGATTTTTATTTTGAATTGAATATAAAAAGAATCTGGCAAAGTAAAGAAATTCTTCACGTAAGCACGAGCATCATCACTCCAAGAGTACTCAAATTTGAATAGACCATCTGAAACATATACCAATTCATCGTTGCTAAACGACCACTCATCTGGGGAGGAAAAATCATCGTGAAATTCAAGTGTCTCTTCCGCATTACTTTCTGACGTTGCGACTGGATTGTCATAAAACATGAATACACATACATTAGAGCCAGTGGGTATTTCATCTACCTTAACCCATATTCGAGACGTTCCATTATACTCCCATCTTTCAATCCAGTATGGTAAGAGTTTGAGAGAAGGATTAGTAAATCTTAGGTCTCCTCCATCCAATCTACAATTTTCGTAGTCGAAATTTTCCGGTGTAAGAGTTAAACAGATTTGATAATCAGTAAGAGTTTGACCTGTATTGTTCTCAATTGTAATGTTTCTTTTGCGTTTCCAAGAACTTGGAATTAAAAGAAAATTGTTACTCCTCAGATAAGCAGGAACGTAGCTTGAAACAGGTAGAGTACCATTTTGAGAACAACTAAAGGATAACTCAGAAAGTGGAAAGGATTCAAGTCTTCCACTAATCATTATTGTATTATTCTTCTTGAGGTCTTCCAGAGGAAATAAACAATCTAATTGAAAGTCACGACAAACTCGGAATATTAAAGAGTCTTTACCTAATAACGTAGCTGTTGGAAATGGTTCCACGTATTTACGAATGAATATACTATCAAGTCTTATACCAACTTTCGTGTTTGTGTCTTTTGAATCTGTGAATTTAATTTCCACATTCCCAGAATCAGTGAAGGAGGAAGTTTGGATAAAAACGCAATCTTCATATTCGGAATCAGTTACGTCTGACCATTTCTCTACATCATTAATATAAATTGCATGAGTTGGAGAAACTCCAGTATTCGTTTCTTTCTGCCAACAATTTAATACTTTTTCTCCTGAAGGAAGCGAGACAGTCTGTTTGACAGTAACGTGAGGATTTTCACAATTCTCCTTAAAACCAGCTTTAAGTTCATAATCACCATGACAAGCATCGGCTACTCCATAATATGGTTCACCTGAGTCTGAAGGGAAAAATTCAAAAGTCCAATCTGAAACGTCACTTCGCTCAAATCCATCATAGAATAAGAAGACCTCTTTTGGTTGTTCAGGACGAATGTACTCCCATTGGGAATGTCCACAAACTAAGATAGCGCACACATGAAAACCTGGAGGTATCTCAGGTATTTTTATCCAAACCTTAGAATTGCCATTGTAAGTCCACTCTTCCCACCAGAATGGTAATTCTTGAGAATAGTCTTCAGTGAAAAAATTGATATCACTACCATATTTATTACAGAGAGAATAGTTAAAGTTGGAAGTGTTAATTTCAACTGGTATTTGAAAATTATATAAGGTATCTCCGGTATCATTTTCTATCATAATTGGGAATCGAAAAGAATAAGGATGAGGAGGAGGTGGATAAAAAGAACATCTAAATTCTGTTTCGAGGCTTGTGTCTATCAAAAATTCAGAAGGAAGTGCAGAAACGAATAAAGAAGACGATATTGAAGGAGAAATAGTTTCTTGGAAGGATATAGGAAATTTCCCCCCTTGCCTTCCATCAAACAACAAACTTATTTCTAATTCAGAGTTAATAGGATATGTAGCTTTATCTATTTCCCCCAATTCAACCACTGGTTCTGGCTCAACGTACTTACGGAGTCGCAGGTTGTCTATTCGAGCATCATTATAAACTTTGTAACCATCTTCGTGCCTAACAAAAATTCTAACCTTTTTTATGTTTGAATTAGCTCCACCAACACTTCTTGATATCCATTGTCCCGGAGAGTACAAATCGGCTAAGTTCGTCCAAGTATGATCCTCTCTTGGACTGTACTTGAAAGTGTTCCATTTTTGATATATGCTTCCATCTGCTTGATAATCTTGAACTTTATTAGAAAATCCTTCAGCATAAGTATGAATATGATCAGTGTAATTGTCACTATCATTCGCGTCACCTTCCACTGAACTAAAGAAGCTCAAACCTATCGCATCGAGCCCTTCTTGAGATGACCCGTGACCGTAATCTACATCATAAAATTCATAATCAAGTTTAAAACCGGGTCCTTCAACTTTGAATTCCTTAAATAAGATTCCAGTTGTTTTACTACTTTGACCAACGTGTAATACTTTACCGTGGGAATCCGTATCTTCTATCCAATAATTAACGGTTCCGTACCAATTTCGCTTTATCCAGCTACTCAAATCATCATTTTCAAAGTCATCAAAAAATTTGAAGGTTAAATCTCCGTTACTTTCGCTCTCTGCTTCCGGATTGCCATAGTAAAGGAACAGAAAAGATTCCAAGGGTGGTAGTACGAAAACTCTTACCCATACACGAGCGTGTTTATTTTCTGAGTCCCACTTTTCTATCCAATAAGGGAGCTCCGTAACCCCATCAGACTCGGTGAATCTAATGTCACTACCGTCCGATTTACAATTCTCAAAATCAAAATTGGAGCTGGTAAGCTCTATAAGTATCTGATAGTTATAAAGGTATCGACCCGAGTTGTTCGTAACCTTTACTTTTTGCCTAATTCCCCAAGGATCAAGCCAAGCCATACGTTTATGGGAACTTGACTCGCATTGTTATCTCTATATAATCGCTCTCATTGAGAGTAATTGGATCAAAGACAATCCTTCCAAGCATTTCGAGTTCTGACTCGTTTTTGAAAATTCCCGCTTCTCGGAATTCGTGAGAGGGTAGATCATCATAACCCCAAGTATGGCTCCACTTGGCAGTGTAATCTGCCTCGTAGACACCGTCCACAGTTACATATTTGCTTTCGTTGCCATATAATCCTGTATCTCCATTACTCGCCGGCTGACTACCATTACCCACTCCCATACATCGATAGTCAAATGAGGAATCATTCTGGTTTATGAGAGCATACGCTAAATTAACTTTAGCAACATTAGTTATCGCACTACTCGTAACTGCCATTTCATTAAAGACCTCCTTAGTTTGTTATAATTAGATAATACGAGTTAAAGCTAAAGCTCTTCTTAACAATAAATGGTTTTCTATCGCTTTTCTGTCTTCCTCCATCAAATCAAAAGCGATTGGTAAGTGACGTTCAGTGGTTCCATCTGCTCTATGTACAACCACTTCTGCTCGTATTTTACTCGGAAGGTTATTTGTTGCCATTCTATCACCTCATTATCCTAAGACTATAAATTCTATTGTTACACGATAATAATTTTTTCCTTCAGCGTGACGCCAATAATCCAAATTCACGTTAACAATAGAAGCTTTCTCAAATTCAAATATTCCTTCTTCTGTGTTTATTTGGAGAGTGTCTTGAGTCTTCTTAGCGGCTTCAGCAATCTGAGTAATTTTAGTTTCATCACATATCCCAACTATCTTAGGTCTCCACCTCACCTTATTAAAGGAGGCAACATCAGTTGAGCCATCGTACATCGTATAGATTTTCTTCATTGGGTCAATGCCTGGAGACCATGACTCAACATATTCCAATTCCAAATCCCCAAATTTAACCTTCCAACTCATTTTATAATGGAGAGAACCTATATGACTCTAAGTCTTTAAGGAATTTCTCTGCTGTGTATTCTGGACTCAAGCTTATGTGTTCTATGTGGATATTCAAGACTTGTGAAGGAGCGGACTTTGGCACAACGTACTCTCCCTCGTGTAAGAGGTAAAGTCCCGTCTCTCCAACAGAACCACCTGTTTGGAGTGAACCAAGTACTCCCTTCTTTAATATTTCTCGAAGACTTGAATTTGTATTGGAAGAGAATCCTTGAAGTCTTTTGAGAGAAGTCAACAAAGAATTCAATGCCTCCAAGTTAAGCGAGTTTTCAATCAAATTGTTTACCCTTGGTTCTGGTATCACAATATCCCCTTTCTCAACTTGGAATAGTCCTGTTTGTGGTACAATGCTTTGTTCCTTTATATTATTAATTATATTATTATATTTTATTAATTCTTTACTCTTAAAGTATATATCCTTTATTACATTTAATTTTTCATGAATACGATCCTTTGTTATCTTCTCACTGTTGGAGGAGAATGCCTCCTCTTTCAATGTTAAGATTTTACTCTTCTCAATCAAATTATTGACTTGTGACGTAACTAATTCTTTTTCGACGTCAAATTGTCTTATCGGAGGTGTGTGATCTTTAATTGTCAGAGGTTTCACAGTTTCATTGTAGTATCTTAGGGCTTCTACATTCTTAAGAATGTTATCTCGGAGAGTGATTATTTTTTCTTTATAATGGTCCTCCTTCACTACTTCCTTGTTGAGTGCAGGAAGCTCTCCTCCTCTTAATAACGACGTTGTATTTTTCTCAACGAAATTGTTAATTCTCTCCTTTTGAATATAAGAATATCGAGTAATCACATTGTTATCTCGAACATTCTGAATGTTATTATTGATCACCTCTCTGTCCTTAAAAATAGCCTCTTTCAATGTTTGTAGATTCTCAATAAAGTTGTTCTCTCTTACTACTTTATTATCGAAGACGTGACTTACCTCTCTGAGCATTTCTCGGTTATTTTCATAAATTTCATTAGAGCGCAAATATGAAGATATGGTGCTAAATGTTCTTTCTATGATATTTGTATCGGACTTATCAATTACATTGCGTTGTACGCCATTTATGAATGTCTCATGCGAATCTATGAGGTGGGTCTTGATGATCCTATCTCTTGGTATTTTTGTGTCAATTCGCACTGACATATCACTTGGTTTCACGTCCACTCTCGGGAGAGATAAGGATAGTACAGGAGAAGATGTGGATACGTTAATTGGTAAGAGGGATGTTACCACTGAGGACTTCCTTATGATGTTAGAGTCGTGCATTACCTTTTTAATATATTGTTGTCCTACTCCCCTTTCCCTAAAGTCTTTGAGGACTTCCTTATTTGAAACATCCTTAATGACGCTTGAATGGACTTCAGGTTGATTCACCAAAGAGGAAAGAAGCCTCTTAAGATCTTCAAGAGGAACAATGAATCCTCCAAACTCTACATTATTCTTAATTATGGGAGATATTACATCTTCTCTTATAGGTGAGTGTGAAGTACCCAACTGTCGAGCTATCTTTTCTGGAACTACTATTTCCCCCTTATGTAGAAGGTGTAATCCTGTGTATTCTACTTTACCGCCAGTGTGCATTGACTTTACTTTAGTTACCTTTATTCCTTTCTGTACAATTGTTTCTAAGTTTCCTTTAATTTCAGTAAGTTCTACTAATTGATTTCTGAACACATCCTCCATAGGAGCACTAAACGCAATGTTAAGGACTTTTGCTTTCTCGAAGAGCGTACCCCATTTCTCTACTCCTTTAGCTAAATTTTCTTTAGTATTTTCTGGGAGTCTATTTATGAAATCTTCTATAGTTTGGAACTCTTTTGAACTATCAAAAACTATTCCACCCATAGCGTCCTTAATAATTAATCTGGTTTCATCCATAGCTGTCTCCGCGTTATCGGGAATATACTGGAAGGAAAAACCGAAACCTCTTAACGTCTCGCCAAGAGTCTGCATCTGTTCATCAAGAGTTCCTGTACTTTTTCCTACATAAATAAAGGACATTATCATGTCCTTAAGAGCAACTTTGTCCTCTTGTGATATCTCGGCTACATCCTGAGCTGCACTGACAAGGAGTTTGAGATCATCCGCAACCGTTCCAGATATGTATCCTGTGTTAGCTAAAGTTTGAAGATTCTCATACAACAGTCTATTGCCCTCAGTTCTCAGCTTGTTTATCTCTGCATCTACTGAAGCCAATCTTTCTTTCTTTTCTACAACGGTTAATAGTCCTGCAATATAATCCACGAGCAATCTATTGCGCTCTTCAAGAGGACGATCGCTTGACATAATTTCTTGTATTCGCTTTAAAGCGGTTTCTCTCTCCTTCTCCTCTGTAATCCCTACCATGTCCAAAACTTTATTGTATGCCTCAAGCTCAGTGAGAGAATCTCTGGAAGCGTCTTGCCACAACCTTTCAGCTCTGGTTTGGAGTTGAGTAAGGGAAGCTATTTCATCTCGAATTTCCATCATACGGTCTAAATTGCTATAGTATTGAGAAGAAGCATCAATAGCCTTTTTATATGTGTCTAATTCATCTTTTGAAAGAACAGCCATATCCTTAATTTGCATATAGCGCTTACTCTCCGTAAGTCCCCATTCCTTTTCTTTTTTATTGAGTTCCGTCAAAAGTGGTGCGAATTCGGTAAGAGTCTTACTATAATCGTCCACAGCTTCTTGAGTCTTAGCTCTTGCTTTTATTACCTCTTCACTGCCAGCTCCATATTCAAGCTCGGCAGCGTTCAATTCATCGAAGCTTTCAACTACTTTTGCGTGTTTTTTTAGAAGGATATCGAGAGGTTTAAAGTACTTAGAAGGGAGGATATCTCCCAATTTTATTATACCTAAATCAAGGGCTTTGATAGGAACTACGGCTCCCTCTACTGACGCGAGTATTCCTCTCGTGAGAGACTCAAATGTGGGATATTGACCATTCAAATATTGAAGAGCATCATTAAGAGTAAAATAAGACTGAGCTAAATTGTCGCTACCTTCTAATAGCTTACTAATCACATCTAATTGATCTTCCCAAATCTTTGAGAGTTCAGCTTCAAGGTCCAGTTTATGTTCTGTGGTAGCATTCCATTGGAGTTCGACTTGAGATAGCTCAGTTGACAGTTCTATTCGCTCCTCTAACAACTCTCCTAATTTTTCCCATACGTTCTTAAGTTCGGTCGAAGCTACACCTTCTTCTATAAGAGTCTTGGTCAGAGAACCGGCAAGAGAAACTGCACGCTTCATGTGAGGAGAGTATTTAGCGAGTACTCGCATCCCTTTATTCATGGCGTCGTTGAATACAATTTGAGAGAAAGCGCCCTCTTTGACAGCATCGGCTCTCGCAAGAAATTCCACAGCAGAGCCATGATGAGCTTTAACATCTTTTTCAATGTTCTTAATTTCCTGCATCAGAGCATTATCCCAAGCTTCCTGAATACCCAAACCTCTTAGAGTTAAATCTAAGAGTAAATCTTTGGCTTTATTTAAGCTTTGAATGCCTGTTTCGTAACGTGACACAAAGTGAATTGTGCCCTGCATAACTTTATTGAGATATGCGTGCTGGATGATGGAGCTTCCAGTGAATGCAGCATCTTCCATCATCGCTTTGGCATGAGATAACAAACTTCTGCTCGACTCCTCAATAGTGCGCCTATTTTTCTTGATCTCTTCGTATCTTTGTTTCGCACGAGTATATCCTATAAACTCATATTGAGACGTCGCGTTTATGGCTTTAGCAAAAGCGTCTTCATAAGCTATCAAATGCGGCATGTCCTCTAAAGACTTTTCATAAAAAGATGTTTGTTTATCTGAAATAGCTAAGAGAGACTTACTGGGCGTTAACAATCTTTCTAAGTTTTCACCAAGAGATACTACAATGTTTCCATATTCAATTGGTTCAGGTCCAGCCAAAGCCTTGAAGAAAGAAAGTACAATCTCTTTCATCTTAAAGTATACTGGAGCAAGCTTTTCTCCTAAGATGATTCTCTGTCGTTCTATTGCGTTATCCAACATCTGCATTTTGGCTGCCGTGGTATCAAGTGTTTTCGCATACTCTCGTTCAAGTGTGATATTATACACCATATCGTCCTGAGCGTCTTTTATGTGTTTCTCTAAGGTATCGTAATTGTTTGCAAGCTTCACTATTGCTTTTGTGCCTATCATTCCGAAGACTTCATGTGCCATCGAAAGACGCTCTACTTTGGAAGGAGTATCTCTGAGCATTTTTAAATAATCGAGAAGCACACCAAGCATATCTTCTTCCATCCTCTTTCTGAGCTCTTTCACTGACAGTCCCATTTGTCTTGCCATCACTCCAGTCTTTGTTGAGGCATACACCAAAGCTCTCGATATTCTGGTACCAGCTCGTGCTGCCTCTTCACCACTTTCCACAAGAGTTGCACCCATTGCAGCCAGAGCAGAAGCTGGGAGTTCCATAGTTTTAGCTGCACCAGCAGCCTTTCTCATGACTGTTGCTATCTGTTCGGCATTAGCAGCGGATGTGTTTGCCAAGATGTCTATACTCGAACCAAGATTCTCAACATAAGGAATAGGAATGCCCATAGCATTAGCTATGCGTGCAAGAGCATTGGAAGCTGAATCGGCAGAAAGCACAGTTGCATTAGACATCTTGACTATAGCATCAGTGAAGGCAAGGATGTTAGCTTCTCCTCGTATTCCTAATCGTCCTGCTGTGATAGCTATATCCTCTAACCCTTCAAGAGGCACAGGTAATTGTTCTCCGAGAGTAAGGAAAATTTTGCCAAGTCGCTCAACTGTATCGTGAGCCATTCCTGTTGTCCTTTCTACCACCACAAGTTGGGACTCGAAATCAGCAAAGGCTTTTGTTATTTGTTCAAGTTTTTGTTCTAAATTCCGGAATGCGTATACACCCACGAAAATGATAGGCAAGTAGTGGTTGAATACCCGTCCCCATTTGTAAAGAGGACCTTGAGCCTCTGAGAAGGAACGAGCTAATCTTCGAAATCTATTGGACAGTGTCTCAGTATACTTTGAACCCTTCTTTGTGTATCCTGTACTTTCTAATAGTGTGTAGTTATAATTTAAAGCTTTATCTGCAACCTTATCTAACAGAGGAGAGATTTCCTTAAAGTTGGCAATGTACTTCTCTATTGGGTTTAGTCCCTCTTTAATAGCTTTAACCCATCGAGCTTGCTCCTGTTGATTCTCTGGAATCTGGGTAGTCATTCGTCTAACATACTTGTCGTATTCTCGAAGCTGAGACGTGGCTTCAACATACTGTTTTGCTGTCATCTCTTGCCACTTGATGGCGTTCTTGACGCTCTCACTGTACGCTAATACGTCTGCTCTTGCTTTTCTTAACTCACTAACCGAACTCTCTACATTCTTACGGAAAGTAGCGAACGCCTGTTGCGTTCGGTCTACTCCTTCCAATACAACCTCAATCTTTTCTACCAATTTTCTTCTTAATCTTCAGTTGTTCTAAATAAGCCTCAGCATCTTGAGGCGACATGGTTTGACTCGCCTCCTTGGTCCGGGAGGTAAGCACAGCGATATCTAATTTAATTTTATCTATAAATGGAAGTTCGTCATAAGGATCAAGAATATCCGATGGTCTGACGTGACATTTCTCCGAGATTACTCGGACGGTGTAGTAAAATCCTTGTTATCTAACTCCTTGGGTCCTAACCCTTTTACGTCCTCCTCGATATTACCTTGGAAGTTTCGTATGAGTATCTTGTGAAGTTCACTAAAGTCTTTATCCTCAAAGTCTTCGGCTGCTATATCTTCGGGAACTTTAGGTTCAACAAGAAGTTCAGAAAAGCCTATTTCACAAAACGCATTATACTTATCTATGGAGAGACCAGGACCCATCTCATCCCAGCTCACATTAGCTTTTCCCAATATCTTTAGACAGCGTAATGGTGAAAGACGCTTTCGTATTTTGACCTTAAGACCCGAAGGTAAAGTTATCTCTTCCACCTCTCTCTGCCTCTTCAGGTATTCTTCCAAATTCATTTCGCTCATAGCTTTTAGCCTCCTTTTAATAACAAGAAAAGAAAAGTAATAGAAATATTAATTTACGCTTATTCTTCCTTCTCAACATCTGTTGCCGAGTAGTCTGCGTGCTCTTTTGTCATGTCACCAGCAGCCATATCAAGACCCCAGTCTGAGAACTTTACACCTTTTAGGATGTAACCTGGCAGAATATCAAAGGACTCATTTGGTCGTATCCTCATCTTACACTCAATCATCTCAGTCTCTGTTACACCAGCCAAATCTGTGAGCCTCTTCAGCTCACCGCCAACCATAGCAACGTAATTTGCAGACTCATTATCGAAGAACGCCCTCTCTACCGTACCTGTAATCTCTTGCTCACCCTCTAATATAGCGACAGGACTCTTCTTACCTATCACATATACCTTGTCAGTAGGTACCGACGTACTCAACGGACTTCGTTCTAATAATGGATCAGGAGCAGCATCGAACCATGAGTTGTTATCATCCGCACCTATAATGCGGACTTCACCTTTCCAACCTTTAATGGGTGTAGGCATAAGCCTTCCTCCTTAATTTATACATAAAAATATGAAATAATTTAGTTTCGTATATTATCTAATAGACTATCTAAAGCCTCTGAATAAGAGGAAATCAAAGCGTCTCTGCACTCATGAATGCGACCATACCTCGATCTCTTCTCTGAAAATCCGACACGCTGAGCAGCTTCAAGGTACACTGCCCAACGGAAAATCTTAATTATTTGATTTTTATTGAAGCCATTTTTCTCAAGAGACTCTAAAACCTCTCCAAGGTAATGCTTCCTTGCGTCTTCCTGTGTAATATCAGAAGAACTACATCTTTTTAATTTTTCTCGTTCAGCTTCAATTGCTGATTCGAAAACGTTCACAATCTGTTCTGCTATCTCTTTCATTTAATGTCCTCCCTAATTTAATAAAAGTATTCTAAAGTGGCTTCTACTACGAAAGAAATTTGAGAAGCTTGAAGAACTAAGTTGCCTATCTCTTCATAAGCAACCTCTATGGAAATTATGGAAGCACTCTCGGTTTCCTGCGGGAGCCTACCTTGGACTTTCATCAAGGCGTCCTCTATCGTAGGAAGGTCTGTAAAGAGTGTTTCTTCTTTGTATTTTTCTACCAGAGTTATGAGATAGTAAATGTTAGCAAGTTGAAGTGCCCGTCCTATGGTAGTAGAATTTCTATCAATCCTATCGAGAATTACTGATATAAACGGCACCCGTCCAGTATCAGAGGGTCTGAGGAAATGTTGAACAAACACCGGAATGTTTTTGTTTGCACTATCGAGTTCCTCTCTTATGCAATCTACTATCACATCCAAATATTTCTTTCCGCCTTCTATGAACATTATTCATTCACCTTCTTAAATGCAAAGTCTCTATCTTTAGTAGCTTGTTTTATTCCATTGTCAATGAGTTGATTGGCTATCTGTTTATACTGAGAGGCAACTCCACTTATTTCACCTGAGGGAGATAACATTTCTGCTCTACTACGATAAAGATAAGCTGCGAAGAATTCACAAGCTGAATTTTTAATATCATCATCAAGAGTCACGCTCTCTCTTGTACTCAACCAAACATTGGCTTGTTCAAGAAGATACTCAAGGGTTGAATCGTAGGTGACATCATTCTCTGGAATTTCCAAAAGACGCTTCAGGTTTCTAATGTTTCCGTACATTTATAACTCACCCATCCAAACTTTGACAGCTCCTCTAAATAGGCTACGTATTTTTGGTTGGACCTCAGTTACTGTCTTTTGAAGATACTCTGTATGTCCTCTCATACTACCCAATCGGGACCACTTACGTAATGGTGCTTCTGACTTGGTCATCCAATGTTTCACAATTGTGAGAGCTTTTTTCTGTTTAGGGAAGATCAAAGTACCACCTCTTCGACCGTAAGTGTAGTAATACGCGTGAGGACAAATCTTAGTATCTATGTAAACGCTTCCACCAAATAATCCGGGTTCTCTATATCTCTTAGCAAAGATGGCATTCTTCATTCGAGGTTCACCGGGGTGAGTTTCTCTGGCAGGTCTTTTGCCCACAGGACAATTTCGACGGAGCGTTCTCAACATTATAGTGAGAGACTTCTCACTCGCAGTGTATAAATGAGAAGCTAATTCTTTATCCTTTCCTAATATTTTTAGTTTGTCCGTCTTGAAAGAAATTGTGGGATTTATCATGGCTTATAATCTAATCGTCCACCTACAAGTATTCTACGTGGATGATAACCATCTGGGAATGAAAGACCCGCCCACTCGTACTCCCAGTCTGATACACTGTCCTTGTCTATTGAGCCCTTGTTTATTATTTCGAAATATTCCTTATGCCAATGTTTTTTACTCCACATATCCTAACGTCCTATTGAGTATAGAAATGTACCTACACCAAAGAACGTTGGAAATACCTTCATGAGGATTTCCCATAAATCCGCATGTGTCTTTATCTCCATTATTACAGCAGCCCAAACTCCTATCACTCCCACTATTATCAATGACAATCCTAACATTTGCGACTACTCCTCGAATATTAGTAAAAATCTGAAACAGCGAACAAAAGAAAGAATAGAAATATAAAGTTTACGTTTACAAGAGGCTCGCTATGTCACCCAGTTCAATTGCGTTAGCAAAGAATGTCTCTGCACATATTCTCATAGTAATCTTCAGGTTTCTCAAGTCGTTAAGTGGGTCCTCGAACCTCTTTATTGCTATATCGCTTCTCATACCAATACCACCCGCCATCCTTCTATCAAGGATGCAGATGTGTGCATTGGTATCATCACCACCCCAACTCAGGGAATCACCAGCCACCTCCTTTGACAACACGTATGGCTTAAGACCAACTATTGGTCTGCCTATCTCTTTGGTCCTGAATACCTCTGGAACACCAGTTTTGCCATAACCAGCCTCGCCAGTTGTATTTGCTACTTTTGTTTCACCCACCATGTACTTGAGTATCTCTGCCTCCGCGTCTGGAGTCATTACGATGGTATCTGGTTCAAACTTGTTCTTTCGCATTTTCTTTACCATTGCCACTATCCTGTCTATTATCGAAACATTGTCTGTACTCTCCACACTGCTCTTTGCGTTTAATAGCGCCTTCATTGCTACGTCATTTAGTCGGTTCTCCGCTCGACGACCTTCATTGTGAACTAATAGCTCTATCACATCGAACTCTTCCTCCTCTATGAGTTCCTCTGGGATACCAACTTTCTCACCATATTTCTGAGCCACAAATGTAACATCACTCTTGAACTTGACGTCTGGACCCTCAGGAAGGCTTGAACCAGGTGCTACAAGTGGAAGCATACCAGTTGGAGCATCTGTGAGAACGAACCTGAGTTCATTCCTCTTCATTCTGTAAATTGGGAGAACCTCTCTCATACAGAGCACTTCCTCAGCGCCACGGAGCACCTCTTTGTATAATTCCTCTCGAACAAGGTGCTCAGCAGTCACGTTGTAAGCCTGCATCAATTCGTGAGTACCCTTACTGAGTCTTTTCATCCAGTAGCTTTTCTGATTAGCATCATCACCAGCCTTAACAATCCGGAGTAAGTTTGCAAAATCACCCATTTTTCTTACCTTCTTTTAATTTAATATAGAGGTATTTATTTTGTGAGGAGTAACCTCACTCTACCAGTCGAGTCTGCAGTTATATCCTCTAATGCCTGACCCAATGCCCAAGTGTTATCACCCGAGTTGTAAGGTTCAACCTGACCTGCGTCACTCTCATTGAGCTGTACCAACTGACCAGCAGTTACATTACTTGATGCTCTTACCCTCACTATCGAGGGCGGAATAGCCACTGGCACGGGGTCATCCTCCGCTACTGAATCTACTGCGACACCAACAGGTATCGTGTCATACCCATCCTGAAGTGCAGGAGCAACGGTCATATCATCAGGAGAAGCACTCACATCATAGCCTACCACCTGCCCTGCCTCAATGTCTGCACCAGCCAAGAATGTCACTATGACTGGTGCACCAGCAACCACATCTTCAACTTCAGCCATTTTTAATTTACCTCATTTCAAACTTTTAAATAGAAATGTTACCAGATGCACAGATATGCGCTATATGCGAATGAAAGTAAGCCCATGAATAATTTATCATGCTTAGTGGAAAAATTGCACTCAGACGCAAATATGTGCAAATGGTGTAAAATTTGAGAATTGTCTTAGAGATATTTAGGGTCGAGATATTGTGTCACCATCAATTAGGACGTCTGGGACGTAATCAGGTTTAGCTTCACCTTCCTCTTTCTCAGGAGCTGGTTGAGCACTAATCTCTTCGAGTTTCTTCTGAAGATCCTCTACTGTCTTTTTGAGTTCCTCTATCTGAGACTTCTGCTCTTCAATCACGTCATCTTTCGTGTCTTTCTTTGTGTCATCTGTCTGTGTATTCTTCTGTTCGGTTGTTTCGGTCTTCACGCTTTCACCCTTTGTATTATCTGTCTGCATTTGCATCTGTGGAACCACCACAAATGCGGGATACATTGGTACGAAGTCGCCATCATCTAAACTTTTCTTGGAACTCGGAGCAGGATACTTTGCGTAAGGATACTTGGCGTAGGGATACTTTGGAAGTGGATACTTGCCCTTTAAGACACCCTTCCAGAACGTCTTTATTTCATCCCTGACTATCTTAATTACGTCTGCCTTTGTGAGAGCTTTCTCGCCCTCACTTTCATCCTCAGTTGGTTCCTCCTCTGACTTCTCTTCCTCGTTCTCTGTGTCCTCTTTCATTGACTCTTCCAATTCTTTAAAGAATTCCTCAAACTCCTCTTCTTGAGTTGCCATTTTCAATTCCTCTATATTCTATAATATAATTAGCGACTCAAGTCTATCCTTATGGCACTAACATAATATTCACGTTCTCCATCGTCACTTGTCATCTTTTCATCGTAAAGGACTACATTCCTAATTTCAAACTGACTTAGCCTCTGAGCCATGAGTGCTACATCTATTGCCTTCTTAATATTCTTGCCCCTTGCTAACACGCTAACACTCTCGGAATCTCCAAGTGCCCTTAAATAATTGTCATAAGGTTTCTCTCCTATATAAAGCTCTTGCATCTCGCTCACCTTTAATTTTAAATGTTAGAGTTAGAACGCGGGTTTAAAAATACATAACGGATTAGCAGGATTTCTTGTGAAACTCAACTCAAGGAATCTTGCCTTGGTTATCTTACGCCAGCATCTGTTTTTGTCACAAACCTTTTCTGTACAATTTTGCACACCTCCAGGATACTCAATGTGAATTGAGAAACTCTTGATACGTTCTGCTTCATTGTCAGAATGAATTGCTTCCCATATCCTTCGTGCTGCGTCTATATCCTTACGGAGCTTCACTATTACAAAGAACCCTTTTTCGTCAACGTGAGTTTTGAGCCCATTCCACTCTGGGAGGATTTCTCCTACTTGTACACCACCATGTTCATTCATGACATTCCAGTACTTCTTCGGGGTCTTTTGCATTTCCTCCCACATGCCTTTGAGAGCATCAATGGTTATTTCATCACCTTCAAGGTCAATTGCGTCTATCGAACCATAACCATAAACTATCCATTCACCATTGGAGGATACGGACTTCATGGCTTCCATTTCGTGGATACTTCGGTCTTCAGAAGGAACAATTGCTAAGTGATATAAGAGAACGTGGTCTGTAAAAGGACCATAATTGTTGAAGGTTACGTGTAAATGCTTAGGTGTCATATCGTAAGGAATATTGAAGTAATCACCAAATGCTCGATAAAGACGAAACAAAAGAGCTTCACGTTGAGGTTCCGATAAATCATCTCCACGTATCACTAAGTCAACATCATTGCCTTTGCCATGAACTGCTACTCCTCCAACCAAATACACGAGGTCTCGAAGAAGAGCAGGCTGCCTGAAACACCTTTGGACGTCCTCAAGAGTAAACTTTGCAGTCTTGAGTCCCCCATGAGAAGGCACTGGGAGGTAAGCCTTCTCCATACTTTTCTTTGTTAAATTTTTTATTTCCTCTTTATCCAACATACTCAACGGGTTTGGAAGACGTCATCAGGCAAAGCCTGATTCGTCTCCAACTTCCATCTTATATACCTATTCTTATCAAGGTTTCGTCTTACTTGCCAAGGGGCATCATAAAACAGCGAAGTATAATCATCGCTATACCTTTGAGGAGCAATGCCTCTCAGGTCCCACTTCTTAAGAAAATATTCGGCAGATTTATCGCATTCCTTTCCTGCTCGATACTCACGTATGTACTCTTTGCTTCCACCCGGATCATGTACGGAGTACATGGATGTGCATATTCCAAACTTCCAATCTGTTTCTTTCTTGCATGTCAGATAAAAGTCCTCATGTTCCCTGCTTATGATATAATGTTCATCCCACTGCACATCATTAAAGAGCTTTCGTCTGAAGAGAACTTGATTAGGAATAAAATCAAAAGGAAACATATAAGCGTTACCATTAATAATTGCACGTTGCTTATCACTTCGCCATGTCTTAAAGAGTATCCTGTTTACTATCTCGAAGTCCCAAGCATCCATCTGTGGAAGAGGATTAAAAGCTGGCAGCCATCCCATAGCTACTCCCCCTACATCTTCAGGAAGTTGCGATAATCCATGTACCATCTCTAAGACTTGAAGCGGAACGTAATTATCATCATCAATCATCAAGATGAACTCTGTATTCACTTTTTCTATCATTCTATTTCTTGCGGCTGCGAGTCCTACATTGAAGGGAAGCTCTAAGAAACGAATAGTTACATTTCTTTGATACTTGCCTATTACTCTTCTATGCCTTTCGAGGTACTCTTCGGGACCATCAAAAGAGACAATAATTTTCTTGAGTCCAGCAGACACTAAGCTTCTCAAACACAACTCGAATTTTTCAGGACGCATAAAGGTTTTCACAATCGCTGTTACGTTATCCATAATACTCACCCGCCTGGCGACATGCACCTCTTACATATAAAGTCTTTAGGAGAAGGTTTTCTACCAGATGCCATATCAACAAAAGTACGTCGTTTTTCACTCTCCCATATTTCTTTGAGAGTTCGCTCCTTAAGGTTTCCAAGGACAGTTTCTTTTTTCCAATCCATACAACAGAGAATTACGTCCAGATCGTAAAGAATATGAATGCCACTCCTGAATCGCCAACAATCAAAGGGATACTCGGGACCTATTTCTCGATAGTACTCTGTTCCATCCCAATTACACAGTCTTACATTTCCAGCTCTGTTGTGAAAGGCATAGTATCGAAAATGAACGTTCTCCAATGGAAGGTTATAAGTTTGAAATATAGAGTTTAGGAATTGTTTCCAAGCACTCTGGGAATAAAAGAACATAGAACCATCACGAGATGCTCCTCCCGCTGAGTTAATGACTGTTTTGAGTTGACCATTGTTTATCTTAAGATACGTGATGATATTCTTAAGGACTCTATCAAATTTACCGGGCAAATTATTTAGGAATTCCCATGTCTGCCTACTTGCTCCATGAAAAGAAATCCAGAGTTCAAACGTGTCTTCACCATTATAATGAGTCACAGTTTCCACTATTTTCTTGGATAGCTTTTCGGTGAGGAGCAAACCATTGGTGGACAACTCCAATTTGCATTTGGGAAAATACTGATAAGCTAATTCCATTCGCTCAATAATTTTCCTGTCCGCAAATGGATCATTCATCAAGTAAAGTGGAAGCTTTTCTTTGTAATCACCAAGATAGGACTTAATCTCTTCTAAGACGTGAACGTAATCTTCATCACTCATATAACCATGAGCCTTTCGTAGCCAACTGTCTTTGTAAGGACAAATGATGCACCTTCCTGGACATACACTCGTGGTCTGTATCTGAATCATGCTTATCTTACTATCCATTTCTCTTTCTCCTGCAATTTCTGTTCCCGTCTATCCTTGAGTTTGTAAGGATTATAAGCCCAAACTTTGCCACCCTCTATTTCTGTCTTTGTTACCTCATAAATTATGTGAGGCATCGAAATTGTTTCCCAAGCTGGCTTGTGAGCATGACCATATCCCATAAGAAGCTTATCGAGCATTGCAACATAACCAGCCTTTAGTGCTCTGTGAAGAAAGTCTCTGTCTTCAAAACCCCAACCAGAATCGTACCTTTCATCATAGCCATTAAGGTCAAGGTACAACTGAAGAGGTGCTACTCCAAAGGAGAATGTGAACGCTGGGTTCTCAATGTTTACATATCTAAATTCTCCACCTATTCCTCTTTGGGACATGTAGTCAATGAACTTTTCTTCCTTGTTATACTCTTGTGCTTTCTGTCCTATTATAAGAGTCTTCTCTGGATAGCTCTTAACGTCCTTTTCAGCAACGTCAAAGAAGTCCTCCTTGAATTCTATGTAGTCGTCTGCACGTACAATATATTCATGCTCAGCAAGACATAGTGCTGTATTAAGAGACTGAGAAAAGTCTCTATGCCATCTAAAAGGTGAACGCTCAGGTGGAGCGTAGACTATCTGTCTATATCCCTCTTGGCGAGAGAGAAAGTCTTTTGTTTTTTCATTATAGTGAGAGTCAACTATTATGAGTTCACTCTCCGGATGTGCAGAAACAAATAGATATTTTAGAAGTTCGGGTCCACGATTTGTTGCAACTATTATTGAAAATTGCATATTGCACCACCTAAATTAAAGAATAATAGAAGTATTAGCCCAAGAAGAACTTGTAGCCCACAGAAAGAATTATAATCCATCTAAGTAGAGTGCCAAAGACGTAACCACCATAGCAGTAATGAGGTTCTTTCCTGACGTCGGGATTATTCAAAATGTTTGAATCTATACCACGCCACTCTGTAAGTCCCGCGTAAATTCCCATGATGAACGAGTGGAGTTCTGCATAAGTGGATAGAAATTCTTTGGCGTTAATCATGCCCAATCTCCTCAACCACTAAGATTAAATCTTCTTCTAACACGGCTCCTTTGTTTGTTTCCACTCGTACGGTCAAATTGTAGGTACTTCCAGACGTTCCATCTTTAAACCAAAATTTCACTGAAGTCTCATCGTAATCTGGATCTTCTATTATATCACTTGTTACGTCATCGCCATTTGAATTGTAACATCTACACTTTTGTATCCCCGTAATAAATTCCTTTGATGCTAATCGTGAGGAGAAATCAATCCGAAGATACTCCTTTTCGTTTGGCTGTTTATAACAACGATCTGGAATTAGCACCATTTCGCTTATGCGTCCTGACAACCGACCGTATACTTAACCTGCACTGTGTCGCCATTTGTCACGTTTCTGTCACCCTCATCAAATGTGGCTGCACATAGTAATGTACCAGACGTGCCACCCTTCGTGTTATCTGTTGTTATAAACGCCCCCTTCAAAGTTGCACTTGCGGTTATGCTAAACGTAGCTTTGTTGGCATCGTTATCGAGCTGTCGAGTTGTAGTACCAGTAATGCTTCCGTCTATAAACTCTTGCCGAGTTGACTCAGAATAGCTTTCATTCTCATGCCACGTTGTTCCGTTGTTAGACATTGTCCAGTTATCTGCTGGTGTATCCTGTTCAAATAAACCAACATAAAGTGGATCATTTCGAGTGCCATTCTTAAATATCACGTTTAATATATAGTCCCTGCCTTCTTGAACCCACATGTTATGAGCGTCTTCTTTCCACTTCAATTCACCATCCTTATCATAGCACTCAATTTCAAATACGCCACCAATACCTATCTTTCCACTCATATCAGTCACCTATTTCGTTTTAAAATAGAAATATTAAATGTTCTCTGCTTTAAAAACGAGGATTTTTTGTTGAGCCTTAAATATCTTAACAGGAGAAATGTGAATAATCTGTCTGCGTGTTGAAGATCGATCGGTGTTTTTAAATTCAGACATAGCACATAAAATGGCTTCAAGTTTAGTTGTAACAGAATCTAATCCATGAAGAATATCTGAACTGTCCAAGTGTAAAGTGATGGATGGAGTAGCCCTATCTTCAGATTTAATTACGTCAACAGACGAATTAAGGAACTCTAAGCGAACTCCATTGTAGTCAGAAGTGGAAAGCAAATCGGAAGCGGAAGCTAGTATCTCAGTAAACAGAGAAGCTGTATCACTATCACTAACCTTAAGTGTTTCTAATGCACTAAGAAGAGCTTGTAAACTGAGAATTGCTGAATCAGAATTCTTAAAGACATCTGCACTATTTAAATGAAGCGTAATATTAATAGAGGAATTATCTTCTGTCCTGAAGATGTCTATCGAAGAAGAGGATATCTGAAGCGTGGCTGTGTTCAAATCATACATATCAAGTACATCAGAGGCTGATCTTAGAATAAAACCTAAGAGCGAAGAGGCACTTTGATCTGTACTCTCAAAGACTGCCAGGGAATCAAGAAGGACTTGAAGGTTACCAGAAACAAAATCTGCTCCTTCGAGTATGTCATTTCCATCCAAATGGAACGTAACATTAACTCCTCCACTATCTACACTCTTAATAATGTCTATACTTGAACAAGAAAACGTTAAGCGAATACTATTTAAATCTTGCATGTTAAGAATGTCAGAAGCGGAGGCAATAATACCCGCAAGATAGGAGGAAGTGTCTTGGAAAGCGAGAATATCGAGTAATGCTCGCTCGACTGAAAGTTGAGAAGTTTCACCATCCGCTCCTCCAATATTGTCCTTACTTTGGCATAACATCGAGAGGAATGACGAAATGGAGTCTTGAGTTCCTAAGCTATCTAAGCAACTAACCACATTTGGCAATGGATAAGAGGTACTATCAATGGCATGCAATACGTCCAAACAAGATGATGTAAACGAGAGAGAAAGAGTACAACCATCACTGACATCTATTGAGTCAATTGCATTGAGTAGAAGAATGGTCAAAGAAATATCTGAATCTATCAATTCCAGTGCGTCCTGAGAACGTGAGACTATTGAAAGAAGAGAATTGAAGATGCTTGAATTTGAAAGTACGTCTCCACAAGTGAATACAGGTCCCTCCTCTGCTTGAGCACTACTGAATGATGGCTCCGAATCGGCGTATTTCCTAACAAAAACCCAGTCAACATCAAAAGCGTTTGGATGATTATAATAATATGTTCTACCTATTACAACCGGTAAACTCACTGTTGGTATGTGGGTCGTGACATCACCATCATCTTTCTGTACACCGTTTTCATAGATGTGACAAATCGAACTTGTCCATACTATTTTGTAGGTTGCAAAGTTCGTATTACGAGGAAATCCATCAGTAGTATAATCTCGTCCTGAATTATCACAAACTACAAGATCATATTGTTCAGTAGTATGAACACCTCTTTGTACACCATTTGTATCGTAAGTTGTACCATGATAGTAACCAAAACCGTATGTTCCAGGATAATTTTCTGTTCCACTATCTTTGTCCTTTGACTTTACTTCTAATATCGCTGGAGGAGAAATTGTGAATGATTTGCTCTTGATGTATTCTTCATCATCGCATGTCATGGACATAACTGAATTCTCAAACGAAATACTCGGACTTCCAATCGTATCCCATTTATCTGAAAACTGCTCATTGAAAACTTCTTCAGTAAAAATTGCAGCATAGATATCAAAGTTAATTTCGTCTGTATATAAAGCAACAATTTCGCCATTGGACTTTAATAGTAAGCCCATATTTGAATATTGCCCACTACCACTTCTAATATCTACCGCATCAGACCATGTATTGCAGTCATCTGTGGAGACTGCAACTGACAGAGGAACTCTTGGAGTATTGGAAGAAGAAGACACATTGTTCCATAACAGTATAATATGTCCATTTGATAACTTCAAAAGTTTGGACTGTGCACGCGGTGACTGAATGCTTGATGAAGTTGCACTACTCCAAGTTACGCCTCCGTCTGTTGATTTTGACTCATATTGCCATTCTCCACCTGGTGAATCACTATTACGCATCAGCATATATAGAGAGCCATCAGAAAGCTCAACAACCGTTGGTTCACAGAGATTCTTATCACTCTGAACAACATTACTACGATTCCAACTGCTACAATTATCGTCCGAGTAATATACATACGAATGCCACTGACTTCCATCCCATTCTTGAGCGGGAAGAATAATACGACCTGCGTAGTCGCCATTTTCTAATTTAATAGGATTAGAAATAGTCGCTATAAGATGACTGGAACTTTCTATCAAATGTGCTTCAGACCATGTATTACCATTGTCAGTTGAAGTCTTATAGTATATTGCACCAGCTCTATTTGAATCGTTTTCATCGACTATTCCATAGAAAAAATACACTGTATTACCCAGAACTAAAAATTGAGGTTCTACGTCTCTTCTATTGGGAGTGTCTTGAAGTGTGTAGCTACTTCCCCATGTTTTTCCACCATCAGTTGATCTGCTCGCTAAAATGTAGTTTGAGTTAGAACACTCAACTCCAGTTGGACTATACTCCCAAGCAGCAATAATATCACCATTAGGTAACTCGATACCTCCAACAGCCCAGTCCTTTGTACCATTATGAACGAGATAACTGGAGATATTCCCGTAATCAAAATCATCAAAGAAATCAAAGACGGCTTCACCATTACTGAGAGTATCTGCAATTGAACTGCCGTAATAACAGTAAATATCTACGTTCTCATCCAAATTGTCTTCAATTTTCACCCACACTGTAACTGGGTCTTGATCAGGATCTTCTATCCAATACTTGAGAAGAGTAAGACCGTCGTCTTTCGTGAAACGTATATCATTGGGAAAGTCGTCACAGTGACCGTTCAAATGAAAATCCCCTCCAGAAGAGGAGCCTATCTTGAGTTTAATTTGATATCCAGTGCCTGCTCCATTTGAGCCTGAGATAACAAGACGTTTTCTATAAGTAAAACCAGGAAGCCAAGTGGCTTCCATGAAAAGAGAAGAGGAAGAAATAGCACCCAAAGCATCGACACAACTTCCTACTAAAGGTCCACTCCGAGAGGAGGTATCTAACAATCCAACCACATCAGTACAAGAAAAACATGAGGTTTCACTTCCAACACTACCAAAAGAAGGCTCTGGAGAGGCGTATTTGCGAAAGAAAGCAAACTTTATTCTTATATCTCCTTTTATATCTGTTCCCCCAGTAGCATCGCCTATCCATAAAGTTTTGGCGTTACCTGATGGAGAGCCATAAGCGTAAGGTTTGTTTAAAGCCGAAGCAAGTTGGTTTCCATCAACGTCATAAAGATAGAAATCAACATTATCATCGACAATTATCTTGAATCTGTAAGTCGTCCCCATACTGAAAGAGGAATAGAGATCATTAAAAGAGCCTGTATAGTACTGTACTTTATTTTGAGAGGGGGAGCGAGGCTGGAATGTGTAAAAGTAACGATTTGAAACGCCACCACCTGAATCTGTTGAAACAATTATTCCGACTTGGTCTGTTATATCTGTGTTATGAGTATACCAAACCATTTCATATACGAATGGTTTTGGAATGTCTATATCTTTATAGCATCTTTCCCCAGAACCAGCATCGCTGTAAATCCTTAGATAGTCGTTGTACGTTGTTGCATAATGGTTACTATCACAAGTGAAACTTGAAGCGTCCTCTTTGTCTATGAAATCAAGAAAAACACTGTTCCCATCACTCGCAGAACTGGCAGAGGGATTGCCATAGTAAACATAAATATCCACATTGTTGTCCAAATTATCTTTAACTTTTACCCATACCGTAATCGGGTCTTGAGTTGAATCTTCTATCCAGTAATCCAAGAGAGTCGTGCCATCATCGTCCGTAAAACGAATGTCGTTAGGAAAATTTTCACAATGTCCTTCTAAATGAAAGTCTCCTCCTGATGACGAGCCAATTAATAACTTAACTTGATAATTCTCTCCAGCTCCACTCGAGCCAGAAATTGTTACTTTTTTCCGATAAGAATAACCAGATAACCAACCCATGTTACTGAAATAAGAGTATTAAACTAAAATTATTCACAATCATCCTTTCTTGTCTTCCATTCAGGATAATCTTCATGTCCCCAATGCTTTATCTTATCAAGAGGAAGAACTTCGTGTTCACCTTGGTCACAATAACACCAAGGGTTTTGTGGATAAGGATTTTTTGTAGATTTCCACAACCACCACGTCTTGCCACCTCGTGCTGCTTCGCCTCTGAAGGCTCTTAATATGAATCGTCCATCGAAGAATTTTCTATTTGGTTCCGGAAGATCTTTATCGGGATAAAAGAAGAGCTCATGAAAATCTCCTCTCTCAACCCCCGTTGCCACCTTTCCCGTCCATATAGTTCCCATGTAAGCCCAAGTGTATGGCAAACTCCCAATCTCTCCAGGACTGATCCAGTAAGAGGTCTTATGTATTATAATCTTATTAATAAGCTTAGCTCCTTCCTTGTCTATAAGGAATTCCTTTATTTTGGACTTTGGCATTGTAGGCTTGGCGATCTCAACCTTGGGAATTACCTTAACCTTTTGGACGTTGGCAGGACCCTTCTGTTCTGGATTAAGTTGTCCAAGCATTCCTCTCACATAAGACTTCATGTCACTCTCAGTAATTGTGCACTGCGGAAGAACTGAAACGCCATTTAATTTCCATCTCAAGTCTTGATGAAGACTATGATGCAAAATCATCTCCTCGAAGGATATTTCACCTTTATCGTATGCTTCTTTGTCTTCCGGTTTTATGCCCCTTATGTGCCATTGTGAATTGTGAGAGAATCCTAAAGGAGTCATATACGAGTGATCTTCTTCTACCTCTAAGGAACAAGCGTGAGTTTGAGTCCATACAGTAGAGTCTTTTGGGATTTTAATCTGTTCTATCTTAACAACTGTGACTGTGACGTCAGCAAGAGAATTATCATAAATTTGTTTATCAATGTATTCAGTGTGCAAACTCTCTTCTGTCCACTCATAGTTTCGTGCACATTCATCACTACAAAACATAAAATCCGTCTTTGCATTCCATGAAAGTGGAATCGGAGCACGACACTTGAGACAACGCTTAGGTGTTTTTGAAATAATCTTATCACCAACCTTTAAATCCTTAGCTTCTTTCCAACCGTCTGTTGTAAGGAAGGGATGATTCTCAGTCACTCGAATATCGTACTTGAGGTCCTTTATGTTATCAAACTGAAGATGAACCTTAATCCAGTCATAAATGCCTTCAAACACGTCCTTTCGAGTGACTCGCATGAACCTGCCCTTATGTGTTAAGACTCTCTCACCCGGATAAATTTTGTTCCAAGGCTTCCATCCACCTTCCGTGAGGACTTTAGTTCGAGGAGAAGCAAAGCACCAAGCTACTCCTCCTCTCTGATCTTTATAATATTTCTTAGGCAAAGGTTTAAGAGGATAATCCTTAACTATTCGAGAGTATTCTTCTTTCGGAAGAGGAACCATCCGTGATTTTTCTTCTTCCACTTCTTTCAATTGATAACCACAATAAGGACAATCAGACGGAATTGGAGAATGTGGAACGTATATCCACCTTCCACAGTTGGGACAGTTTATTTGTAGAGGAAGAGATAATTCATGCTTACCAGTAAATGGATATTCACTATCTTCTAAATATTGAATTGGATTCTTAATAAAGTTTTGCACGCCTTGAGGAAGGTTAATCTTTACAGGTTTCCTAAAGTTGCGAACCTCTTTAATATAATAAGCGTAGAGGGGAAATGACCAATTCCAATTTTCAAACTCTTTCTTGGTTACTCTATGATATTTCTGGAGAGCCTTAAATTGCCCTTCTGTCTTAATTTCTTTTGGTTCTTTAAGTTCTAATACACCATAAGCATATTTATTGTCACAGTAAAGGAATGGAACGCCCGCTATTTTAAATTTCCTATCCTTGAGAATTACTGTCTTGTGACCGTCATGGATAAGCTTAGCGTGTAGCGAGGGTAAATACATTCCCCTATTTGGAATGTGCAATCCTTTCGCGTGTCTATAATTGAGTTCCGACTCTACCAATTCGAGTAGAGTATTCACATTCTGAGTGTCTATGAGTTCACTCTTCATTTTGAACCTTCTTCAGTGCATTATAAAATTGAATTAGTCTTGAAGTGGGTAAAGACCTAATATATTCACAATACTTCTTTATCTCTGAAGGCATACTTTCTTTCCATTTCGCTAAGACTTCCAAGGGTATCCGTTGAGGTTCAAGTAAAGCAAGACGATGCAACACGACTAAATTATCAGAAGTCTTTCTTTCTGGTACTGGTTCCATCGCCCTATTTATGTATCCTGTATAATACGGGTATTCTGGATGAGTTTCATTTGCATTATAGAGGACTTCTTCTGAGGACACTCTAAGAACGTCTCCAACATCACACTTAATTTTTGTGTTATCCGACTTTCCGTATTCCATAAAGAATCGAGTACCTCGTCTGTCTAAATAATCTTGACACTCTTTCTTCTTATAAAGATGACCATTATACAAACATCGAACACGTTTATACGCCTGAGTGTCATCAAGCATCATCTTAGCATATCCGGCTGGTATTTCGATACCCAGATAATAATTCCACACATCGGTTTGTCCTTTTACCAACTTCTTATCCAGTACCACAGTGTCAACTTCGTGCCAAAACTTACATTTGGCTGCCCCTTTATTTGTAGGAACTTCATAGAAATGATCTAAAGTTTTAATCATGACGCCCTCTTGCAATCCCTTATGGAGACTGTGTTTTGAAGTTTTTATCAAATGAATGGCTTTATCTATCGCACTCTTGTTATTCCCGTCTACTATGTATCCAGAATAGCTTGGTATTGCAACTTTGCTTACTCTTTCTATTTTGATGTGTGCGGTAGACTTAAAAGTCTGAAGCAGTTTTAACCTTTCTTCGAGAGGTTTATCTCGGACATCATTCCCTTTATAAATAAGGACATCGAATACAAATGCGTACGCATAAGGTATGAATCTTTCGGGAGGAAGCTTAGTATTTATAATTCCATTTATGACGGTTCTATGTAAAGCTTCATTGCCTTTTGCTGCATAAAGTTCCCCATCAAGAGCTGTGTTATCAGGGAAGCGTTCTTCAATCTCTTTCACTATCTGAGGAATATATTTGTTTATTAATGGGGACTTGTGTTTGAGTTCTTCTGGATCCACAAACACGTACCCTTTACCGCCTGACTTCCAAAGAGTAATTCTGAGACCATCAGCTTTAACATCGATAAGGAGCTTCTTTTCGTCCCATCCAGCACTCGCAATATCCTCATGAATAGTAGGAAGGAAGAATCGTAAATATGGTTTAGCCTTGGAAAGGTATCCGACTTTAAGGCTCTTCGTTTCCTCAGATGCACTTATTATTTTTGCTCGCTTCTTATTCCACTCTTTTAATTCCTCCTCATCTTTGGGAGGTTTGGACTTCATGTATTTCTTAGCCTTCAAGTATGTCTGCCAGAAAGAAGTCTTAAGTGCTTCTTTAGGATCTTTATTAGGATGTTCTATTTTGTATAGCTCAGGTTGAGTAGGGGGAACGAGTGCAAAATACACACTACGAAGAGCATCTATCAAAGCGGCAAAATATTTATAGCACGCATCAAGAGTCCACTTACCCCACTTCTTTCCTGCTTTCAAGCGAGGTACGGCGTTGTTAGCCAAATATCGCAAATCTGCTATACACTCTTTCCATCTTGTCTTGACGTGCTTTATGTCATAATCAACTCCTTTGGAAAGGAATTCTTTGAAGTGAAGCTTTTCGTCTTCTTTAGGAAGGGTATCTGTTCTTATCACTTCTCCATCTATTGCAAATTCCAGCGTCATGCCCTTTTCTGCCCAAAAGATGGGAATATCCCATCGTTCTTTAAGTCTTCTGAGAACTTCACTTTTATGTTCTTTTAAATCCTTCCTGAAGTTTGTAAGGGTAATAGATAAAAGACCTTTTTCCTTACCACTTCGAGTCTTCTCAAGCTGAAGAAGAAAATCCTCAAACGATATTTTATGGTCTGATTTCTTATAAGAACCAATGCCAACTATAATATTGGACGGTGGCAATCCAAATGCCTTTATTAAAGCTTGAGGAATATAAGCTGGAAGTTCAGGCACTATATCTACATCATAACTTGGAATTCTAACTCCGCCTGCTGGTTCGTGAGGAGCAACGTTAGCTTTTAGCCAATTCATGTGGAGACCCTTAATTGAGAACTTGTTGCTTATCACTTGAATGGACTCTCGAAGTTCATCATCTTCTGCCCATCTCTTTATTGCTGCTACCGAATATATAGGAATTCCTTGGTCTGCATAATATTTCCATTCGCTATATTCATCTCTGTCTATATCCGTGATTATAACAGCATCAACGTCCCTAACTCGCTGAGTGGGCTCTAAGAGGATTCTCGCTTTGGATGACTCAACTAATATACAGGAATGTCCCTTTGCTTCTGCATTTACTCCGAGAAATGTTACTCGTAAGCTCATTCTAATTCAAATTCTTTCCCACTCACTCAATTGAATGGTATTAGAAAGAGTAGCAGACATTCTAATATAAGAATTCTTATGCTTAAAGGTTAAACTTAGTGGCTGTGAACCTTTCTTAAATGGAAATCTAAACATCACTGAATTCGTGCCTTTATGAAGCATACGTGGAAATCGGAATATTCCGAAGTTGGGTCTTACAATACAGTCCCAAGGAACAGTAATCTCGAGTTCGATACCAAGCCCAAATATGGACATGCCACATATTGTATTTTTAATTGTTATGTCATCAGGAAGCAAATCATCGTAATCATTCCCAAGTCTCGGCTCAACTATCCATGCTTCAGCTATCGGATAGTTTAAAGGCAACACCCCGTATCCCCCATTCCCCCATTCTGTTCCCCAGGAATTTTTGAATTCATAATATTTCTCTGTGAGGTTATATCCTACAATCGTAATAGCGTGAAAACCTAAGAATTCACCAGAGGGCATTGGTATACGAGCATCATAGGACCAATTATCATACACAGGAACGGCTGCAAATACTGGTAGCTTATGAATATACATCGTACCGGTAATATCATTGAATACTCTATGGTATTCTCCTATCCTATAAGATAGGGCGTTCTTTTTAATTGAGCTTTCACTGCATCGTTCTTGACACGTAGACAACGGAAAACACATTTCTTGACAAGTGCCTTCCTTTTGCATAATTTTGAGAGCGTTCCTCAGCACCATGCCATCTCCCTTATGGGAACGACGCTTGTAAATGTAACATTCAGACAAATTAGTATTGTAAAATTGTTTTGACTCTGCAATTGCACACAACGCACAAGGAACGCATATCTGTCGAGAACCCTGGTCTACTACCGGTCCTTGGTATTCCTTAAGACTAAATGCCTCCGGCTTCTCTTTTGAAGTAAGAGCCGCGTATATAACGTCCCTTTTATCCCAAGGAGAGGGAATTGCTCCAAAATTAAAAATAGAGGAAAGAGGAGTTTTCATTTCACGCTCCTATTCCTGGAAAGATGGGATAGGCAGGACTCTCCTGAGCCCATACACACAAATGTGATATGTCCGTACTTGGCACTTCCATTCCTCCAGCAGGTTTTGGTACTGACCAACTCAACTCACCAGACAATGAAAATTGTTTTGCACCTCTTATTGTTGTTTTTGCATAGGTCTTACCTGTGTTACTTACCTCAGCAGCACCAATCCCTGCGCCTCCATTTGCTCCCGAAACGCTGTACTGATACTGCACATCGTAGGGAGAGACACTCGAAGCAGAAGCCACAGCTAATTTGGAACTGGAAGTTCCCTTTAGACCTACCACACCTAATGAGTAATTGGCATTGTAAACATTGACTCCGCCCATATTCTCTACTAAAGATGCACCTGATATTAAAGCATATCCTTCAAAATAGGTATAATTTGTAGCTACCATCATGGTATTTCCAGTACTCATAGCCTCTTGCTTGAATAAAACAGTTCCACGATCAGCAGTACTCTGTGAGTTATAAATTACCCCTTCATCCAAGTCTTCTCGGAAATCAATGTAATACAACTCATGATTTATCCCTGACGCATCCGTGGCGTTAAGCGTAACCACACTGGAAAGGGCTGCTTGAGAAAGCGGAACGAGACACAACACTAAAAGAGTTACTAACAGAGCAATTGTTCGCATTTTCTTCTCCTAATCATGCTTAATTATACAAATAGCCTTGGGTTTTGTTACTACAACTTTGTATTTCATTTCTACTATTGCACCACGTAAATCATTAAGAGGATCAGAATACTTCTTAACCGTTATATCTTCCTTCATGAGAATTAATCCTGCCATTTCAGCATCCAAGATTACCGCTCCAACATCTCCGGTATCCCCCCACGCCCAATTCTCGTCGCCATTTGAAATAACGGCAAGCAGACTCATGTCAAGCAGACCTCCCTGTTTTTTATTATACATGAGTGGAGTTTGAAACGTAGTAAGTGCCACATTATAAAACTGAGGAGTAGCAATCATGTGAGTTGGTGTGAATTGAGAATCTGCAATGTCCACACAAGCGTTTCCAATTGCCACAACCGGAGAAGTTCCGTCACACACTTGAGAATGTTCTGCATTGTCTATTAATGCAGAAATCGCATCCTGATTCAAAGTATTCTCTAATCTCATGCCAGCGAGAGAAACCTCGTTTTCAATTAAATCGAATTCTGCGTCTTCAACTAACTCTTTAGGAGCAAGGGGCAAAGTCCAAGCTTTTTCGGTTACAGCATCAATGCTTGTGTATTTAGGATGGAAAATAGGAGGTTCTCCTTTATAAGCTCCTTTTGAAGCGTATCCGTTTGCGTTAGACGTGAATACTCTCACTCTATGCGAACTTGTTTTAACAACAGGTAATATCTTCCTCATGAATTCCCTTCGTTTAGCTCCAGCTATGACAGCATTATAATAGGCTTTCTGTGTCAGTCGTCGTATGTCATCAGACGTACTGAGTTCGTGGGTCTGCACCTTAGCGACGTATTCTTTTAACCTATCAGCTAATTCACCCATTTCTTTTCTCCTTAACTCTTTCGTAGAATTTTACACTATTCTTGCAGACGGTGACGCTGGAGCTGGAACAAGAGCTAAATGCTCCAACGTCAAGTCTTTAATCAATGTATAAGTTTTATAATCCTCATCAATAGAAGAGAAACGCACAGACAAACCATGATTTCCTCTCAAGAGCTCTCTAACTACCTCCTCATTATGTTGGGGATAGACATGAATATCTCCCCGAAGTGCTCTACCATCCCATCGAATATTTTTAACTTCCCCAACTTCCTTTCCATTGTGAAAAATCTGAAATGGTAACTTCTTGGGGATACGAGCGTTTTTCAGAACATTGGGAGGGATAAAAATGGGAACACCTTGAGATGTGGAATCATATAACATGTCCCCACTCTCTACTAAAATCCTATCGTGAAATATGTCCTTTTTCTCTCGTCCTAAAGGAAAATATGTATCGTGAATCATCCTGTCTTATATGAGATCTCTTTTGGTTCATTCAGTTTAAATATAGCTCCCTCAGCCCTTTCGCCCATAAGGTTATCATTAATGGAACATTCAAGGACTCTCTGGAAATAAGGAATAGTATTCTTGAGGAAGAATTCCATCCTTACCTTAGCAGTTGCATACTGTGAAGTTGCTATGCCCTGCCCAAGTGTCTCAGCCGGAACCATTAAGCCGGTCGCAGCAAGACTTGTGTAATATTGCAGATAGTCTAAGAGAGCTGGAAATCCAGATGTGTCAATTGGATCAATTTTAACCTTGTCTGTCGAAACAAACTCATGACCCACGTGAATTTTTCTAAACTGTCTCTCCAATTCCTTAAGCTTATTTTCATCAGGATAAAGTCCTCGTCTATCGGGAAGGCACTGAATATGATATTTCGCAAAACCGTGTCTGATAATACCCTCGTGGACACTCTCGTCAATTTCCTTCTTCCATTTAAGAGGTTGTCTTGCTACACCTATCATAGATATGCCAAAAGATGAGTCTGTACGAGCCATAGCTTGAAAGTGCCAAATGTTCTTTACACGAACAAGCTTTCCACCTTCTCGTACAAAGTAATCACCATTCTGAGTTACTACATTGAGCGGAAATAAAACTTCAATATCAGTAAAATGGTTATCCCTCCCGAAGAGGATTCTCGAATAACTGTCGCCAAACACTAAAGCGTCTCGCATAACAGAATAAAGCTTTGGAAATACTTTATCAAAGCGCCGTGTGTATCTTTCCCTAATTTGCTCACTCTCACCATGAATTTCAAAACCAGCAGAGAGAACAGCAAAGGTGACGGCTTCAACTGCTGCAAATGCTGGAGGACTTGTCAAATACAATTCCCAGTCTTCTTGAGATGGTCCACCCACCTCTAACGCGTGTGTAGTCTTAAAAGTTCTGGAAGACTCATCACTCTCGTCTTCACCACTCGGAGCACCTACTTTCCAAGGATCTGTATCCCGATCACCATACAATTGTCCAAGGACTTTCCTCCATATCAAGCGACCGTTCTCCACCAATCGCTCCCCAAATATCCGTAGTTTCTTCCTCATCAATATGTCGTTCGAGTCCCAAGGAGGCGAGAGCCAACGCGTCCACGAGGTCGTCATGTGCTCCTCCTTCGGGACCACATTTACTTAAGTTATCATCTAAATATACAAAAGCTGAAAGCTGATCAATCAACTTTTGTTCATCTTTAGGTATGTGAATCGAATTATAAGCAAAACACAAAACCAAATTGTCAATAATCTTCTTTTTTAATTTATCGTTAGACATTAGGACAGGCTCAATCGGAAGGTCCGAAAGTTCTTCCAGTATGGGATCACCAATCGATGTCTGATCCGCATATATCGTGGTGGGATTAAATTTTTTTGCTCTATCGCGTATTATGGCATATTGTTCTCGCCAAGTTGTCTTGAGAGGCAAAATTTCGGTGTATATGACATGACCCTTATCGTTAAGGACTACTAATGCTGTATGATCTCGCTTACGTCCAAAGTCGAGACCCATTATTGTTTCTCCTGTATATTTCGATCTTGTATCCGTAATAGCGTTGAGAAGTTGCTCATCCGGAATCACTCTATTAGAGGTTGCTACAAATTCAGCTTTAAATACTTGATCAAAAAAGGAGGGGGACATGTCTTTTTGAGCATCCCTTATCATTTCTTCAGTAATAAACCAACAATCTTCAAGCTTTACTGAATAATTTCTGGACGTTCCTGAATGCCAAAGCTTGAGAAAGGCTCCTGAGTTGAGGAATGGAGTCGATACTCCTATTTCAGTTGCCCCCTTTGTTTTTCCCATCTGATAAAACAAGCCATAATAGGCAGAAGGTCGTATACGAGCAAGCTCATCCAACAGAATCAAATCAGGATGGTAACCACCTCGAGTCTTTTCATTTTGCGCTATCGCTAAGACCCTTGAACCATTCTTGAGTTTTATTTGTTCTTTACTGTCATACACTATGAAGTTTCTAAAGGGAGACATAGCCACCCATCCACGGATTCTGTCTATATGCTGCACGGCTATTGGCATTGAAATTGAACCTATGAGAGTGAAGGAATTATCAAAGAGTGTCAAATTCAAATATGCCATAATGTCCTCAAGAACGCTCTTACCCGTTCCAGAGGGAGCTTTTAAAAGAATCTTCTTGTAGCCAGAAAGCCAATCCTTAATTATTTCGTAGGACCACCAACCTCTTGGGTGAACTGGTAATTCCTGAGTTGCTTCAAATATTGCAAGATGTTCTTTAGTTGCATGTTCTTCACAGAATATTGCTGACTTTGGGATTCGTCGATGACAATAGTAACAAAAGCCTTGCATGTCCTCCGGTATGAGAGATACTTCAACTTCAGGCTCTTCTTTAAGTTCATCAGGAATATTGACAGGTGCTTTACGGTTCCACAAGTATTCTGCACGAGCACGGGCTAAACATTGCTCCGAACAGAAGAAGTATCTAAAGCCCTGTCGCATCTTAGCATAGTAAACTTGCTCAGTGACCTCGTATTCCTTTCCACAATAATCACAAATGACCTTAATTACTTGCTTCTTGTTCACTCTCAGTTTCCGATATCTCTTCTTTATCTTCATTTCGTTTTACAGTCTTTGTTGGAGCTATATTCTTTAAAATTTTCAATCTGTTCTTTTTTATTTGTGCTATCTCTTCAAGTACTCGACTACTTTCATCAGTTTTTGAAATGTCCTTAAGAGAGGCATTAATACGAGCAATCTTCTCAGCAATTGTCGCTTTGTCTTTTGGATCGCCGGTTGTTGCGTACGTGTGTTCTAAATCGGTAAGAATCTTCGTAAGCTGATCTCTATGGAACTCGAGTGAACTCGTGTCAGGAGAAGAGATGCAATAGCGCATCACATCAGCCTTGTCTAACTCCCTGTCGTCCTCATCTGCGTGGGAAATATAAAACTCAAGAAGGTAAACAAGGAAGTCATCCCAAGTCTTTCGAAGGATCTCTTTTGCCTCCGAAAGTTTCTGCTTTGTTGTGCTCTTAACAAGAATCGGGGTCGTATCCTTCATATCACGACAGCATTTTGTTTACGTTCTAATTCGTGGATTTCATCTTCGCTTTTGCCCATCAATATTGCTTCATAAACAGGGGCTGAAAACTTCTTGAAATTAAAATTTTCTTCGACATTCCTAATACAGACTTTAGGATTCGGTTCTTTTGATGTAAAAATTTCGACTCTCTCTTTCAACTTCTTGTAATTTATCTCTGAATTTCTTTCAGGAAAGACTAAGCTTCCTGTTTTGCCTTCCTTAACTGTTTCAAGGAGTCCACCCATCGCAAATCCTATGACATATTTGCCAAGATATTGTGCCTCAAGACAGTCGAGTCCAAGAGGCTCTGGGACTATGCACGGATGAACAAGAAATTTACACGTCTGCAACGCATTAATCTTTTCTTCCCATGAAGCATTGAATATAACTTTTACATTAGGCATATCGTCTGCTATTTGTTTGAGTTTCCACGCGTAAGTACCTTCTTGTGTAAAGAGAACGTCGCCCATCATTAGGAATTCCTCGTCAGGCATATCTTTTGCCAACTGAAGGAATATATGCCCTCCTTTGATGTGAGAAAATCTATTGAGGAACAAAATTGGTCCATCAAAGGAGGGGTGGTTATTAAAAGGTTTATAGTAATCCAAGTTCAGTCCAGAATAAGCGTAGTAGATTTTGTGTCCGGCATGAGCGAACTTATCTCTAATCTCATTGCGTAGCCACTTCGATACACAAAGTACATTTCTTGGTGTGGGAGGTAAGACCTTGAGGTTATTTGGATAGAAGTCCCAAGACATTGCTACATTTTGTTTGAAGCCCTTCTTCGAAGCAAGATAATTGTAATAATGAAAATGGTTATCCTCAATAACTGCATCACAACTCTTTAGGATATCCAAATTGCTCACTATGATATCTTTTTCTGTATCGTAGGATGATAAACGTTTGCCATCCCAAATAGGGTAATTTCCAGTATGAAGAGTCACATTCTTTATGTGAAGAGAAGAATCTTTGGTTGCAAAGACATGTACATCGTGCCCTCTCTGGCTTAGATATTCAATCAAGGACAAAGTTCTAATTTCCATTCCTCCATAGAACTTGTAAGCATTGTCTATAAGAGGAAAGAAAACCGAAGTTATGACTCCTACTTTCATACAAGCACCAACCCCTTTCCGCACTCAAGCGCAGCACTCGTAATATGCTTAGTTTTTGCTTTAGGAAGATAAACTGGCTTTATACCAAGCTCTTCTAAACGTACAAAGAAGAAATAGTCCTCTGATACTCTATACCAATCCGGTAGAGTATCAAATTCCTGTGAAGCATATCGGAAATAAGGAAAGTCCATTTGTTCAAAGACTTCCCGCTTCACGAGAATACATCCAAGACCACAGAGCATGAATTTCTTCACTGGTTGGGCACCATTTACGGATATTTGTTTGCCCCTTTTGTATGGTAACTCTGAATGCTCTACACATGGAACACCTCCGTCGGGCTTTTGTGGTACGTTTGCAACTACCACATCTTCGTCTATTTCGAGCATTCGAGTTACCGTATCCTCGTACAAAATCACGTCTGAGTCGAGGAGCATAAGATGCGTATAGGTTGTATTAAGAAAGGACTGAACTATTTTATTTCTTGCAGCAGCAATACCATGATTTCTTTCTATATCAAGCATCCACCTAAGAGGCTTCTTAGTATTTAAGAAAGCTTGGAGAGCCTCTATATGCCAATATGGGAAGGAAGGAGAAAAGATGACTCCTACAAATAGAGATGTGTTTTTTCGCATTTCGTATTCAATAGCTTGCATCCTGATTTTTGTCCCCCAATAATAAAATAAAAATAAATATAATAAAATAAATATTAATAATAAAAGGATAATTTTTACTACCTTCATACTACGTAGTGAAGGAATAAAACACTTAAACGATTACGTAAGAGAAAACAATAAAAGAGCGGCGGAGAATGGTCAAACACACGAAACCGATTACAGTGAACATCACGAGACGCCTCTTAAACGAAGCCCTCTCAGAGGATTTTTATTCAAACTCCTCGGAGAATCGCCTAACGGAGGCAGCGTTGGGCTTAAAACCCAGATATTTGCCCCTACCATTTTATTTGCCAAAATAACCATTTTCGTAAGAGTTAGATACACCCCTCCCCTCCCCCTGTGGGTGTGTGCTAATGCCAGCATATTAAAAATTCATATTTTTTCCGGGTTTCTTATGATTTCGTATGAATTTCATTTCACTTCTTATAATTTTATCTTATTTTTCTTTGGTTTTTGTTTTATTCCTTGATATTCCTGGATGAAAAATTCAAATTTAATAAGAAAAATCAATTCAAAATTGCTATTGAGAGCATAAAATCAAGAAAATTTTTATAATTTCTTGTGAATTCTTATTTTTTATGAAGAAAATCGGGACTTTTCATAAAATTTTATTTTTTAAGATTTATTTTTTCACTTTTATGAACAATTCACAAATCTTAAATTTTCATAAATCTTAAAAATTTTTTATGAAGAATTCAGAATAACAAAATTTAAGAAAAAATAATGAAAGAATATGAAAAATTCATAAAATCAAAAAATAATAAAAAATAAGAAAAATCAAGCTATTGTTATGACTACATAATAGCTTATTGCTAATACAAAAGCTACTACATACACAGCTATTGCTATTTCTCGCATTTTTCTATCACCAGTTAATATATAGGTGTGATGAACCTTAAAGCTTTTTGGTCATTCAAATAAAATTTAGAAATAACGCGAAATAAAATTAGAGGGGAATGAAATTATCCCTCTCTCTTTATCTCTCTTTCTCCTTTTTCGATCTCTCGCATCTCACTGGAGGGAATGATTCTTATAAATCCCTCCTCACCATCCCGGTATTTGAGAAATAGGCTTCCCGTTTCAGGATGCAACGGGTTTTTCTTAATGATTAGCATTTAGCATCACCAGTAGCTTGTTCACCTTCTCTTCTGTTTCCCTCATCTTCTTTATCGCGTCCCTCAATTTATCCAAAGCTTCCTGTGCTTCACTGATCTCCATCTCTTTTGCCCATGCATCTTCCCAATCTCCCATCTTTATCCCTCCTTGAAAAATTTTAGGGAAGATAATATCTTCCCTTATCGTCTTGACTGATTATCCCCTCTTCTCTCAAGGATTTAAGGGGATTCCAAGTTGACTGCTGAGTCCATGAATATTCTTTGTTTATCTCTTGAAGCTTCCTTCTTATCTCGCTTTCCTTGAATCTTTCCCCCTTATGTTCCCGGAGGAACTTTAGGATTATCTCCCTTTTGCCCCCCGTTGTGCGTGTCCTTCCCGATGTTCTTCTTACTGTCCTCCCCGTGCCGGTGATCTCCACGCGGAGCCATCGACCAATTGATGGAAACTTCTTTTCGCATTCTTCTATGAACTCTTCTGTTTCCTTTTTAGCTTCTTCCCATATCTTCTTCGCGTCTTCGTACGTCTGTTTAGAAGCTTGATAATTATGTTTTATCTCCTCAAGCTTCTTCACCATTTCTTTATCTCGTCGAAAAGCTGATCTTTGCACTGCAAGCCTACTAAATGTTTCTATCTCTTGTTTCTTCCTCATGTATTCAGCTATCAAATTGCGGATAGAAGATATTTCTGAGTCATCCATGTATTGTAGCATGTCCTCGCTAATTACTCCTCGCATTTCTTTGGGCAACACTTCCTTGTTTTTCATTACAATATCCTTACCCGTTAATTCTACTTCGGGTATAAGGATATTGTTGGACACTCTGCATATCCTTACCATCGTTAAATCCACGTGTTTACTTAGAAGCTTCTCCGCTATCTCTTGTGCTTTATCTTTATTGCTTGTTACGTATACCTTTCCTTCTTTCCTCAATGTTTCATAATTGTCTTCCTCTGTTGTCTTATTGTATTGTATGACGTACCTATCTCTTGTTTCCTCTTTTTCCTCTTTTTCCTCCTTCTTTATTTCTTCCTTCTTCTCCATCTCTTCTTTAGCGTTCTTCTCTTTATGTGTTAAGGATTCGCTACTCTCCTTAACCGGTTTTTCCTTTGGTGATGTTTTTTTATTCATTTTTCTTTATCACCAATTAACCCTATGTTTAAGCCCCTATTTAACCCTATTTTTCATAACAAAAAATCTTCATGAACCCTTAAAGAAAAATTCAAATATCATGTCCACATGTGTGCATTTTAGCATTTTGTAAGAGGGCAAGCTGGGGCAAACATAACCCGTGTTACCAGCCAATCAAGAAGTATGTTGATCGGCATAAAAATGTGATGTGAATTCATACCAATTGTGTATGAACATGTGTTATCCTGAGCCATCTTTATGAAGAAGTGACACACATCCAGGAATCCTTCACAACAACATAAAGCTTAACACCAACCGGTATCTTTGTGTTACGGTGTGTGACAAATTTAGGGTTTTTGTAATTCACCACTCACATACTCAAAATGTGGTGGGATAGGGTGAGGGAAAAATCACATGAGAGACAAAATGATGAGATATAACAAAATATCCAATGAAGGGGATATAATAATATACCCATGAGAATAAAAATTGCATACATGAAGAATATGGTAGGTGAGAATCAAAATGTTTAACATGTCTTTGATTATAATCTATTATGTTGTTCTGTTTATCTTATGCTTTATACCTTTATTTGTTTATTTATTCTTCTCTCTAATAGAGAGAAGAAGGGAACGCAAAAGAGGAAAGAGGTTGAGATTCTACTATTCATTTTAGATTGATGCAAACATAAGCGGATGAAAAATTTACGCTTCTCTTTAATAGCCCCTCCTTTGCTCCTGCCCCACTGCCTAAATAGATTGGTGCATCCGTTTGAGGATGGAAGTCCTCACGGGTGCACCGATCAAATTTAGATTGATATTCCTCTAATCCATCGAGGATAAATAGGAGGTGATAACCGTGTATTGCTTACTACAGACTCTAAAAGACACAAAGGTAAACGATGTGGTCTTATATTTGGGGATTAAAGGAAAGAGTTTTTTGGTCAAAGATACACAAGGTAAAGTCTATAGGATCAGAAGCAACAAACGATTGAGACCCATCGAAGATGAGAACGGGAAAATACACGCCGGCAAGACATGCAGAGAGTGGGGCACAGAGTTTGACTTCTTCGGATATCTTAATCCGGACTACTGGGATCAGGTAGAACCGGACACAAGCCTAAGAGCCTACATATAAGCTTAGATTGATTGATTGAATATAGGACGTTTAGTCCCCTTCCTTTTTCTCTCTTTATTTTTATATATTTATATATTATATTATTATAAGATTGAGGAGTGGCGAGAGTCTCAAAATGTTAAGATTCATTTATATATAAAAGATTGGTTTTATGTTTATATATTATAAAAGGGATATATAGATTGGTGATAAATATGAAGGACGAGTACACGTATAAAGAGGCACTGGAAGTAGTCGAAGACTTTATGATAGATTCGGGGATACGCGAGTATTGTGAGGAGATATGTAGAGGATACTGTTGTGGATTATGTTCTTTTGGTGAAACGCATGTTTTAGGAACGAGGGAAGAAGATTGCCTTGTAGTATTTATCTCTGCACTGCCTTACTGGATTTATTTCCTGATAGAGATATTCTTGAAGACCTAAGAGATGAAATAGCAGGAAGTCTAACTATTATCATGGACGATAATCCCTTTTTCAATCCGAACACGAAAGAAATACAAGCTAAGTTCCACATTTCCAGACGAGATATTGATAAATTAAAATCTTTAAACCTTGAAATATATAAAAAGATTACTAAATATCTTATTGAGAATCAAATCGCAGTCCAAGAGCTGAGTGCAAAACAACTAAAACGAATAAGGTATAAATTTCTAAAGCAATCATGGAAGTAAATGAGCAACGCCAAAACTCTTTTGGTGGCGGGATTTGATTGAAAGGAGAAGGTGGAATGGACGCAGAATTGATAAATAACAAAAAGAAGGAATTTTATTGGTGCAATAATAGACACGACACGATACAGATTTGCTCTTCGACGAGAAACCCAAAGTGCCGATCTGTGGACATGTCATGACTCTGGGACGGTGGTGGTAAATGAGGACTGTATTTGCTTATGTAAAGTTAAACAAGAAAATACTGGAAGATCTCGAAAATCTCAAACCCGAAGAGAGAAAAACGATATCGAAGATAAGCGACCCTTTCGGAAGCTATATAACAAGTGAAAAGGAAGAAGAGATATACAAACGATTAATTGCTCGTTATGGAGGGTTCATTGAAGACTCCCTCGAAGGAGAATTTGAGGGGATTAGGGATGAAGAAGTCTCAGAAATAATAGATCGAGCGTTCAAAGAAGCAGGATATATTCGTTGGGAAGATATAAAATGAAAATACTGGAAAAGATTGCAAAGGAATACGAAGAAGGGAGAGTAGTGACAGAAAGAGAAATTGTAAAAATGATTGACGAGGAGATAGAAAGTTTGTGGAAAGAAATAAAGGAAATTAAAGAAATAATTAAAGAGTTGAAAATAGTTGGTGATGCAAGATGAAGAAAAATAAACCTCAGTCAGAGAATGAAGAACAAAAAAGGAAACTAAGAAAAAAGATTGGGTGGACAAGTGGTTAGAGTTTTTTGAAAAATCGCGGTGAAGGAAACATGGAACTACGAGAAAAGGGAATTCTTATAACTAATTTCATAATACATTATTTGCATTATGAAGAAATTTATGACTATACGCTGAATGAGGTGTTGGATCGAGCTTTTGTTCTTCCCTCAAAAATTGAGTGTAATGAAGGCGTGGTGAAAGTGGTTCAAGAATTGATCGAAAAGAGGGGGCTCGAAATCACAGTCCAAGATGTTACGCAAAAACTTCAAAATGTTGGTTTGTTGAATGGAGGAAAAAAAGAAAATGCACATAATTAAACTGAGAGAAGATGGAGTAGAGATAGACAGAAGGATATTTAGGATAGGAGATATACTAAGAGCAACAAACAAAAAAGGAAAGATTATACATGAAGGTGTAGTGCGATTCAGGAAATATAGCGACGGAGAGGGTTATGCAGATGATTATCACTTGGGGTTTATAGTGGAGGATCCAGAGTGCCCGGCTGTGAGATATACACTAATAGACTTCGTGGAAAGGGGATGGAAGATTGAAAAGATGGGGGAATATAAGGAGTAGTCTGACGTATATAAATTCTTGGAGGATCAAAAATGAGTGACACCTATAATGGAGAAGAGGGAATAGATATATCTTCGTGGTTTTTCGTCCTCTCGTATGATAAGCGAGAGGCGTTTGAGTTTGGAAAGAAACAGGAGGTGAGGACTAATGCATAACGTCTCAAAGTTGATAGTACGAAAGAAAAAAGATGGACAGAGACTGGGAACCTTTATTTATTTTAGGCGAGTCGGGGTAACGTTATTTCGAGACGCAGATGGTCTGCACAAACCGGGAAAGAATTTTAGAGAATTATACGAATTGTACAGGAAAAGCGAAAAGTACGAAATAGAAGAACACTTTGATCCAGTAACCCAATTGGAACTGAGGGGTAAGATAGTTCTATGATCGGAATCCGTGGATTTAATGTTAAAAAGTGCAGATTGTGTCAAAGAGAGAGAGCATGTTCTGTGTACGTCAAGGGGATAGGGTATATTTGTGATGACCATTTCTATAGTACTCATCCTTATCCCACAAAAAACGAGGAAGTAAGAGGTACGCGAAAAGCCAGGGATACCGGTGATTATACGTGGGGCACCGAACTCGAGTTTCGATCTCCAGATCAAGAAGACAAACATATTCGAACTGCGATATTTGCAAGACTGTTATTAAGAGGATTCCTCCCCACTGAGGATGCAACCGTGAGTGATTGTGAAATGAAATCTCCAATTTATTTGTCAAGGCGTTCTTTTGTTCAGTCACTCAGACCAATATATAAAGATTACTCAGATTATCTAAAGACTTATCTTGTATCATCGCATATTCATGTAGGAGTATCTTCTGATGAATTGCAAAGAATCGAAAGAGCACAGGGGTATCTCGAAGACGTTGTGACAGACAGACGCCTGTGGGGTAGAAATCCGAATGAGTTCGCAAATCAAGATGAACCCAATGAACGATATTTCTTCGTTAATACAATGACTAATGGTCTCGGTACGGTTGAATTCAGATTGCCTAAGATAACCACGTATCGCCAATTACTCGTGGTAACGCTGTTCATAAAGAAATTCATAAAAGATCCTTTTAAATTCGAGGACATTCAAAGAAGATTAGTTAGAAAGTTATGAAAGTAACGTATATCGGAGATTTTGAGGGCTTGCCTAAAAAAGAGTTCCAAATGCAAATAAAGGGATTAGAAAACGTTAAACGAATCGAGGTATTCGGTAGTTACGGAGATGAGATCCTCATTTCGAGCGAGTGGGCAGATCACATCAGAAGAAATACAACTGATGCAAAGATAATCAAAGTGGATTTTCGAGGAGAAAAGGAAGAAGGTATAATAGGTATTGGATTACCACATTTATTTAGATTGCAGTATATCAAAGGCAATCCAGAAGTTTTGAAAAAAGTTCTGAGGTGTTTGTTTCAATGAAAGTAGTATGTAATCGATATGATGACCATCTCCCACGAGAAGAGATTGATGCTGAAGTAAATATTCCAGGGATCGAGAGAATAGTAGTCTTCGGAGTATCATATTTCCACGGCGATAGAGTATACGTTGGGGATCCGAAGAGCTATAATATCGTGAAAAAAAATCTAATCGACTGTGACTTGAGGATCATAAATTCTGAGAGTTTAAACAGATTCATGGACGGTAGAACTATAATTGTTGGTTTACCGTATACCTTCAGACAAAAAATGATTCGAAAAGATCCTGAACGATTGAGACGAGCAATAGAGTGTTTATTTAGAAAAAGGAGGGAAAAATAGGATGTGCCAAATAGCCGTAATTAAAGAAGGAGGGAAAGTGGAGTACGACGAGTTCGAGAAGATATGGAACCAGAACCCTGATGGGTTCGGGTTTGCGTATTTCAAAGGAAACAAGTGGAACGTAATGAAAGGCTTGATGGATCCAGATGGTGCATATCAAGTTCTTGATGAGGTACAAGGAAAGTATCCGGTGGTGTCACACTGGAGGATGGCGAGTGCTGGGGAGGTCAAACCGAAACTAACTCACCCGTTCGTAGTCACACTGAAAGGAAAGAGGAGAGCCATATTATTCCACAGGGGACACATGTCAGCGTTTTCATCATGGAATAGTTACGATGAACTTAGTGATACAGCGAAATTTACCTTGTTTTTGTCTTCTCTTCGACTAACAGAGAGGCAGTTAATTCTAATGATGCTATCAAAGGAGTTCCAAGAGATGCTCGGAGGATCAAAGTTTGTGCTTTTGTTGGAACGAAGAAAAGATCCTATCTTGATTGGCAATTTCCGAGTAGATGGAAAACGGAGATTTACGGATCTCACATGGAAATGGGACTGGCGTAGCCTCTATAACCAAGATACAGGTTGGGGGAAAAGAGGAAAAATAGTGAAAGTAGGTAAGGGAAAATACGAAGTAAAAGACTACAAGAGAAAAGAAAATGAGGATAGAAAAGAGGATGGTAGAGTTGAGGGCACTTATTTCAGAGGGGAACAGTTTCTCGATGTAGTCAAAAAATTATCCTTCAAGGACAAACAAGAAGCCTATGATTACGTAACTTCACGAGGTGGGGCTTTCGTTTTCGAAGAAGATGGAGAGGAACGGATAATCAAGAGTACAGATAAATCTGGAAACAAGTCTATAATTTTAGCCAAACTATACGGGTACATATAAAATGAAAACAATAAAAATTCACGGAGCCAGATCGAGCCATCCTCTAAAAATTGAATTGACTCCTTCAGATTTTCCAAGTGATGATGAAATAACTGAAGATACAACAAAATTACTTAGTCTTTTTCGTTCAAATCTACCTAATCGAACTTATGAACAACTTAGATCTGAAATGTCAAAAGATATCATCGAAGAACTGAAAAACTTATTAGTGTGCATAAAAGGGGAAAGAGATTGGGCAGAGGACTGTGCCACAGAGAGTGAAGACGAAAGATACTGGTGGGGCAAGTTCGACAGTCTTGCAGAAGTTTCGTATCAGATTAAGTCCATAATTAGAAAATATGATTAATATGATTAGATTGAGACTGAAGTCTAATGAATGGCAGGAAGCTCAAGAGTTTATATTTCAACAGTCTCAATTTCTTGAGGAAGAGCTGGATGATAACGATGAAGAAAATTAACGTTTCCAAGCTTTGGGAAGATATACCCGCGTGGTATATCCTTGGACTATTTGGAAAAACGATATCACCTCACTCACTGCCTCCTAAAGAAGATGAGATATATTTCGTGAAAGAGATTCAATTTACGAGGACTTGTAATTTCGTAATCGAAGATATAAACGGAAAGGAGTCCAAGATAGAAACGAACCAATGGAAAGTAGTAGATGCAGAGGCGTACCTCTCCAATCCAATCAATTTATTAAAGTTCACTAATTTATTATATGATCGATTGTTGAAAAATAGAGAGATCGTAGAGGATATAGATTCTCATTTTTTTCGTGGAGGAAGGAAGAGAAGACAGTTAAATGAGTACAGACAAGAGTTTTTGCAAATCTTTTCGTTTGAATCGAACTCAGAATGGGCTGTCAATAGACATATAGTAGATCGTATCATCTATCTTGCGAAGAGTGATATTTCAGCAACTCCTTATTTGGCGATGTGGATACTGGAGGGGATTAGGGAACGATATACTGAAGAGAAGGAAAAGGCACAAGAGTTTGATTATGAATCATCGGACGGTGAATTATATCGTATGAGAACGGATTCTATAAGAATTTCTGACTTTCCTCCAATTTATATTCACGATATATTAGGCGAGATAAGCATACATACGATTCCAATTTATGTTAATCTCAATAAGGGTATAAAAATTAGAGATCCCAAGATACGGGAACGTATTTATTATCGTCTGCCAGTTCATTCTTCATTCTTATCATGTTCCTCCACCGAGTGCCTCCCACAACACTTCGAGATTGTTGCAGGAAAGATAATAAAGTTTATTAATTATCATCTTTTAAAGAGTTTTAATGAAATGATATCAATGAGTCTTTACGACGCTTACTGCTCATCTTGGATAATAGAAGAAGCACCAGCTATTCTTAATTATCAACTCTTCCTTCTAAGAAGTTTTATTGTAGAAGGAATGAAACGAGATTTGTCTCAGATTCTTGAGAAAGGATACGAGGGATCAGAATTCTTGAGAAATACAACTATCCTTGAAGCCTTAAATAACTACGCAGAGGGATTAAAGAAGAGGCGATATGTCATAATTTAAGACTCACATACTCTTTTAATAAAAAGAATAGGTGAGAAACATGATAGAAGAATTAAGCGATTTGGGACTGAAGTTAATAACAAGAGCCATAGAGTTAGAAGAGAAAGCTTGTAATGAAGAAGACGCAGAAGACAAACTGAAGTACAGTTACATGTCCGATGGTTTAATGGAAGGTGTACGCATAGTGGAGAAGGAAATAGAAAAGAGGAAGAAGGAACTTAAGAAAAGGAAACAGTTGGACAAGGCGGTTGGACGTGCATTAGGAAAGTATGCAATAACGATACTAACAGAGTTGCGCAATGAAATCGAAAAGGAACAGAAGACAAAATTGAGGAAGAGGCAAGAAGAGTGTTGTACAATGGACGATGCGGCTATATGTAGTGTGCAAATTGCTATTGTAGAAAGAATTGAAACTATGATAATGAAAAGAATAAACGAAATTAAAAGGAGGCATGGAATATGAACTTAAGAGAAACTAAAGAAAGGATTAAGAAATTATACGAAAAGCGAATTCCCTTTATTCTTTGGGGTCCAACTGGAGTAGGGAAGAGTTCCATAATAAGGGAAGTCGCTCAAGAGATGGGAGTATTGTGTGTCTCTAAGTCGTTGCTGACTCTTGAGCCTCCAGACTTGGAAGGATGGACAGTACCAGATCCAAGTTCTGGATTGGTGCTTCAATTACCACCAGAGTGGGCAAAGTATGAAGACAACGCACGAGGATTCTTGTTGTTCGATGAATTGAATCATGCTTCCAATGAAATGCAGAAAGCACTGTACCGTGTATTCTATGACAGAATGATCGGGGATACACCACTACCAGATGGGATAGTCCCATGTGGAACGGGGAACAAGAGAGAACATGGAGCAGTCGTTGGGGATCTTGAGATACCACTCGAAGCACGTCTTCATGAGATCTACGTAGAGCCCGACATACAAGTGTGGAAAGCGTGGGCATTGAAAAATCACATCGCTCCAGAGATTATAGCCTACTTGAGTGCTCATCCCGAAGACCTTTACATACTACCAGAGCACAGGGGAGAGAAAGTGACTTGTGGAAGAGGATGGGAACGAGTATCTCTTCTCTTAGAACAAGGACTGTCAAGCATCGAAGATCTCTCTGGTTCGATCGGAGGTTCAGTAGCAGCCAAGTTCTTAGCCTTCACAGATTTAAGAGATAAACTTCCAGACATTCAAAAGATATTGAAAGGAGACGTCAGTGATATACCGAGTGAATTTGACGTCCTGACCTATACAATACAAACTCTTCTTTCCGTGATAAGTAGAGAGAAGAATTCGAAGAAGCAAATGAGCTACTCGAAGGCATATTTCAAATACGTACGAGCCGTTTGGGAAAAGGGTAGTGATCCAGCATACGGAGGATTCGTGGAAGGAGCAGCGGCGTTCCTCGTAGACTATAAGAATGCAATGCCGAGTGAAATGTTCTCAAAGATGCTCAGTGATGAAAACTTTAGAGAATTGATGAAGAACATAGGCAGAGAAATACTACCATTACTGAGTGGAGAATGACATTCTTTCAGTGTATGGGTAGAGCCTTATTGGCTTGGGGAATTGTTCTATCAATTCAGTACTTTGATACAGAATTTCCTCTTGCTCTTGGCATGATGCTTATAGTCACAGGAACTCTGCTTATGGACATGGACGGGAAAACAGAATGTGAAAATACTGAAGAAGAAGAAGAAGAAGAAGAAGAAGAAGAAGAAGAAGAAATAGCGTGAGATGCACATATTTGCTCCTCACGCAAATTTTTTACTCAAGCTAATATAATTTAATCGTGAAAAACATAAATTTTGATATACGCAATATATGTGGATTTGAGGAAATGATCAAGATGGACTCGGATATAGAAGAAATAGACATAGAAGAAATAAAACGAGAAATCATAAAGAATGAAATAATGGAGGACATAGTAATAGCTTGTTTCATTACTTTCTTACTTCTATATTTCATGTTTATAGAATGAAAAATGAAGAAAATGAATTTTGTAATCCGAAGTGCAAGCGACTTGAGTAATACGAGCGTAGAGTCTTTTGAGGATCTAAACGAAATATTAGATTTAATCAATAAACATGATTGTCCAGTAATTATAGGCAAGAACGATTATCTCGAAGAATACGAAAGAGATGAGGAAAAGTTTAAAAAGAAATATATACAATCTCTTGTCAAGAAGGTGCAACACTGGAAACAAAAAGAGGCTCGTTACACAATAACCATTTACGATGATTATATGGAGTGAGAGAATAAAATGAACGAAAACCGTCTCAAGAAGATAAGACGAGCAAAATTCATGTTCTTACAGAAGAAGCCATTTTGGTCTGGAGTGCTCACCGTGCCAGTGGAGATAGGCAAAGAATTTAAAGGAGTGCCAATTGAAGTAGCAGCCACTGATGGAAAGACCTTCTACTTGAACGAAGATTATCTTGATAGAATTTCTCCAAGTGATCTCACATTTGACTTAGCCCATGAGTATCTTCACATACTTCTATCTCATATATGGGATTTAAGACTAAGGATTGCAACCAATGACGTAGAATGGGAAATAGCAAATATGGCAGCGGATTATGTTACCAACGCTATAATTAAAGAGGAGTTTGGATATTTGCCGTCTTCTTTTCTATTCGATGAAAAATATACAAGCAAGACGTTTGAGCAAGTGTATAGAGAACTCATGAAGAATTTTCAAGGTATTGGAGAACAATCCCAGTGTGGACAGTCTGCAAGTGGAGGACAATCAGAACCTAAAAGTGGACAAGGGGAAGAAAATAGCAGGGGCAAAAATACTGAAGGGAAAAAGCGTCTTCAAGGTCACAAAATATGGAAACACAGCAAGGAGAATGACGCATTAGGACGGACGATAAGACAGTCCCTTCTACGTTCTTTCATGCAGGGTACGTTACCAGCCTCTTTAAAAAGAGAAGTGTTAAACATACTTCATCCTCCTCTTCCAATCAGTGAAATTATATCTTCTTTTGTACTTGAAAGAAGTTATAGTAAACGGAATTGGAAAAGATTACACAAAAGGCGATATCCGCCGTTGCTATATCCCCAAATCAAAGGAAGGAACAGACTTCAGATATGTGTAGCCATTGATACAAGTGGCTCAATAGATACTGAACTACTTTCTGAATTCAAGGCAGGTATGCAGTTCCTGTTCTCATATTTCAAGGGGGACCTGAATGTATTACTGCTTCAATGTGATGCTAAGGTTCAGGTAAAACACTGGATACACAGTCCCGAAGAACTCGATGAGATTGAGTGGAAAGGAGGAGGGGGCACGGACTTCAGACCAGTCTTTAAAGAAATTGAAAAATATCCAGAGCTTAGGGGCTTGATATACATTACGGACACGTATGGCACGTCTCCAAATAGCGTGCCAAATTTTCCAGTGATTTGGCTGGTTCCGGACAGTCTTAGAGACAGACATCAGAAACTTCCGTTTGGAAGAGTAGTGTTTTACGATGGGGGAAGAGGAAGAGAAGAATAATGTAATTTCACCGTCACGTATTTAAAAAGAAAAAAAACTGAAACGATGCCAAAGGAAATGGACGTGATTCAGATGAGTAACTCTGTTGCACTTTTCCTTGTCAATGAACACTTTAGGGACTATATAGATCTGAGTTTTCCGTGCAATGATCCAAATACTATTCACCAATTAAGAAATTTGCTTAGTGTCTCAAACTTCTCAGATTTGTATTTGAGTTCTGCATTTCAAGATCCGAGAGGTGATAAATTAAACTTTCTCTTTAAAATAGAAGATTTTACTCTTCAACCCTTAGAAATAAATCCCAATACGGATGATTCCATAGTCAGATTTTATCTTAGTCCACTTGATGACAGTGATTTCACTAAATTGATTAAGAGTTTCCCCTTTTCTATCTCAAGTCCTTTATTCTCACCAGTGACTTCCACCGGCAAGTGGTGGGAATTGATATCATATAAGATTAAAAAAGGATGGGTGAGATCGAGCATTTTTCCTTTTGAAGCGGTAATCATTAGAAGGAAACAAAGTGAAACTTTAGAGGACTTAAGAAGATTAGGATTAGGATACCTCACCTGCTTATGAAAACGATTGAGTCAATAAACAATGATATAATTCTCATAAAGACAGCCACGGCAGTGTTCCTCGTTGATAAGCGTGTCCCGAATTATGTTGAATTGACATTCCCGACTTTTGATCCAGAAACAATAAAAAAAATTAAAGGTCTCAGTAAATCTTCAGCAGATGCGTATTTATGTCTTGAAATCTCAGACGGATTTAAAAATCATATCTTACTCTTTCAAATACTAAGTTCTTCTCTTCAAATGTGTAAAGTATATCCTGACGAGGACGATGCTATTATAAGATTGTTCCTCGTGTCTTGTGACCGAGACAAATTTATGAGATTACTTGCAATGTTCAAATTTACCGCCTCTTCATATTTCTTTTCCTCTGAAGCTACTGCAATGGGAAAGTGGTGGGATTCAATCACACGAAGAATTCAGAAAGGATGGATGCGATCGAACACGTTCTCATTCATGGGCATAGTCATCAAGAAAAAGGAGGATGAAACGTTAGAAGACATTAAAAGACTCATGATGGGCTATATTACTTACCTGAAATGAATGAGATAATTGATACACATTACTGGGAAAGGGCTTGAAAAATGAACTCTTTATTTATATCCTCTTGGAGGACGTTACTAAAATCATACATAAAAGAGAAGACGAGCTATCTTAATGTGTCATTTTTTATTCACAAGTACAACAGCAAATTTCTGTGTAATACAATGAACGTAATAAATGAAATTACGTCTGGTGTCGATACTTACCACTTGATCTTTCTTTTTAACAATGCCTGTTTCGTTGGAAGATTGATAAGGGGAGAAATATTATCTCAACCAAGATCTTCCGTATTGGATCCATTAGCAATCATCGAGTTAACACTTGAGATGGAAGAAAAAGAACATGAGGACCTGACTAAATCAATGCGTTCGATTTACTTTTCAGGTTGCAATTACATGGAAGAGGTGATGGCTGCTACGATGTCGCAGTCAGCGTTTGGTATAGCCGAAACTTCTCGGAATCACAGAAGAGAATGGAAGGTTGAAGCGTGGGACCTGAAAGGATTGCTACTTAAGACAGAAGAAGATAACCTTGAAGACATTAAAAATTTGGGGTGTGCTTATCTACTCCTAAATGAGGATAACAAGATATGATCGAATTTGAGTTCGTAAGATTCGATGGGGAAGTAGGCTTAAACAGAAATAAAATTCGGGGAGTAGCAATAACTATCGTAATAAGCCAAACAGAAAGAGATTTACTCTGGAAGATAAAAAGAAAACTTAAAAAATCTATTTACTATCTCATATTTAACATAAGAAGAGGAGATGTTCACCTTTTTATTTGTCACTTGGATGATATTCACATAGTAAGGAGGAAGAAAACACTACTCACAGCAGACTTGGAAGGAACTATTTTAAACCAAAACGAATATAAAATAATGGAAAGACTCCTTGGTCTATGGGAAGGAATACTATGGGAAACAGTACACGGAATAATCCTCCAAGGGACCAACCCCGAAGACGCTAAGAGTTTGGGATACACCTATTTAGTTTTAAATGAAAAGAATTAAATTATTAGATGAATTAGTCAGAAGTAACAAAACCGTCTTTTCGATCGAAGATGCAGTCGAACTTGATGAGTCGAGAAACAGAAAGAAAATAGTGAGGTTCCTTCAAGAGCTTGAGAAAGCAGGATGGATAGAACGAATTTATAGAGGTAAGTACATGATAATTCCTTTGGGTGCAGAGAAAGGGAAGTATACTGAACATGAATACATTTTAGCGTCTTCGATTGTTCAGCCTTATGCGATAGCTTATTGGAGCGCTCTGAGCTATTGGGGTCTAACCAGTCAAATCCCGAATACAGTATTCATTCAAACCCCGAAGAGGGGCAAGAAACTCAAGCTACTTGGATTAGATTTTTGGATTATTCACACAAATGAAATGTTTGGCTTACAGAGTGGCTTCATAAACGAAACGAGAATATGGATTACCAATCGAGAAAAGACTCTAATTGATTGCCTTGATAAACCCCAGTATTGCGGAGGCTTAGAGTGTATAAAAGAGGGATTACAAGATGAGAAAGTAAAGACTTCAGAACTCTATGTGTATGCTCGAAGATTAGGAAAACAAATTGTGCTTAAAAGACTCAAAGAAAATCTTGAATAACTCTCAATTAGTATGTTTAACATTTTTAAGAAAGAAAAAGAAAAAGAAAGGGGGAAAATAGAAGTAGTCTTCGAGTTTCGAACAAAGAAAGGCTGGAGTGCTTTAGTAGAAACAGGAAAGTTTTGGAAACAAGAAATTTCTTTTGATGTACCAATCCTCTCTAAGAGTGAATTTGAAACTCTCTTAGATATAAGTAGTGATCTCAATAACAAGAAATACCTTCATTATTTTCTATTTTCTTTAATACATCCCTTCGCGGTACCTTCTACACACAGTTTCTATTTGTGCCGTCTTGAAGATGTATGGACAAGAGTATCATCAAAAGAGTATTACTTAATAAACCTAAAGTGTTCTATGTTAGACGTCATAGACTATACGGAAATGGAGAACATTCTTAATAAGCAACAGTTTTGGCACGTATGTGGATTAGTTTTAAAGTCTCACAAAAAAGCAAATCCTAACGAGATAAAAGAAATCGGATCAGCTTATCTATTTCTTGATGGAGGAGTCTTAATATGAATATTCTACGAATTTCAGAATTTAGAGTCTTAGTGAGAAAGGATGATTCAAAACAAACGTTCTCGATAAATTGGAGTGTGTCAAGAGCTTTCCTTAGACAATTAAGAGACATGCTTTCTCAACCCGTCCCCTCTTATCTAATATTTACATTATCAAACGAAAAAGTATTAATAGGAAAAATAACTTCTATACGCTTCAAACATAATGGAATTGCACACTTTCCGTATAGCATCTGGATCGAATTTTCACCACTCCAAAAGAAACAATTTGAAGAGTATAGTAGATTGATAGAAGAATTAGTGATCAGATCCCCTCTAAACTATAAAGATCTTGAAATCAAAGGACTTTTCTCGCTATGGGGATTCGAAGGAATAGTTTTGAGTTGTGAAGAAGAGATTGAAGAGGATCTGATCAACTTAGGAATAGCCTATTTAACCATTGTGAGGTAATACAATGGAAGCCTATAAAATTAATGGCGTATTGAAAGAGATTACTACCGATATATCCCTCGATTTTTCATCCCAGCGTCTTCAATTTAAGTTTGAATTGGATCAGTCCGATCCCGAACTGCCAATTGGTTTAATCGATAAAGATAAACGAGCTGCGTGTATCTTCATCTTGAAAGGAAGATATGTGCCATTTCATCTTCATAGCTTTGAGTTTAGAAACGTTGTTAATGCAGAATATTCATCATCACTAAAAGGATTTCCAGAGAACGTTTATTATGTTGTCAATCCTCATTCGACTTCTGCGCATAACAATTTTCCTCCAAGCTACGTTGATATCACTCGTTATTTAATACTAACCCTTTCCCCGTTTGAAAATTGGAAATATCCGTACCTTTATGACTTCACACAAACTTATCCTCTAAAAGGATTGATATTGGTCTATTCGAGTAGTGAGATAAAGAATGAAAGAGAAGTGTATGAATTAGCAGTTTCATACTTGACTCTTTCAGGAAGAGATGAATAGATCTGGAGAAAGTTGGAAGGAGATAAGACGAAAGGTGCACGAGTTTGTGATGGAGAACAAATAAATGAGATTAATACCGTTCTTTTCGAGATCACTTAGGTTCTTCTTTGCAAGAGATAGTCCTTCACTGGAGATTGTCGATAAAACCTATCTTCCTTACTCCTTTAGATTTTTAGGAAGGGTTTATTATTATAGAAGAAAGTTGACTATCAATAATGTCTCTCTTCCTTTAACGTTTTGTATTGAGGATAAGAAGATCATGTTGATTCTTAATAAAGACTACTCAATTGTCTCTATTCCTGTATCCAAGATATGTGCCTTAAAAAGAATAAAGTTTGTCCTACACAGTACGTATAATAATAAAATATATAATAATATAATAAATATAACTAATAATAATAAATTATATAAGGCGGGGAATGGGGAATTGCATATCAGTCCTCCTCTAACAGGAATGGTCGTCTTTTATGATGAGGATGAAAATGAAGAAGAGATCATCGAAGTTGGTACCGGAATGCTGAGCATTTATTCACCTGACGAAATTCTTCAAAAGTATATGTAAAATGAAACTAATCCCCTTTGTTTCGGATTCTCTTAAATTCTTCTTTGAGAAAGACAGTACTAAATTGGTAATTTTAAACAGACTTACTCTTCCTCGCTCAGAGAAGTTCTTAGCTAAAATCTATACTCTGTATTCTTCTCCAAAAACCAAGTCCTTTCCTTCAAGATTTAGCATAAGGAATGAGAATATCCTCTTGCTTCTCAATTTGGAGAAAGAAATAGTTTCCCTTAATCTGCAAGAAATACGTGTTCATGTAAACAAAGAGATTGAGTTTGTCACCTCTTATGATTATAAATTGTACGTTTATCTATCCTGTCTTACCAATTATTATTTAGGAGGAATGAAAGGAGAAATGCGCATTAGTCCTCTCACTGTAGGAGTGATTTTGGTTTCTGATGGCGAAAAGAAAGAGGAACTCATCGAAACAGGCGTTGGGATGTTGAGTCTTCTCTCTCCAGCAGATTATGATTCCCTCATGTAATGTCAGATCAACATAAATGCGATATAACAAAATTTAAGTTCCAATTCATAGAAAATATTGGAACTAAAGAAAAAATTTGCGTAGGAATGAAATATGTGCAAATCATGGCAAAATTTTTGGTGTTCCAAGATCAGTTCAACAAAGATTGAGGAGGACATATAAAATGAGTTGTGATTTCCCGATTGAATGTAGATTTTGGGACTCAAAGGAGAGAAAGTGTAAATTGTCCTTGGAGGAGTTCCAAGAGTTGTGTGAAAAAGGACGGAATCCATGCGAAACACATCAGAGGAAGATAGACGCAACGGCAGAACGAGAGTTCATAAAAGCTTACAATGGAAATGATGATGAAACAATGAAAACGATTGTATCATCACCATTTACAAACTTTGGAAAAAGAAGAAGATAAATCCTAAATAAATGGAGGTGGCAAAAAGATGAGCAGACGAATTAGAGTTGTTAAAGTACGAAAGGATCACGTGTGTGAAGCATGTGGTGTCACTATCAAGAAGGGAGAGAAAGCTTTTGTAGAGAGTGTTTTGTTGACCGCTTATCAAAGATACCCAGAGGTTTATTATTATCACTACAAAGAAGGCATGAGTGAAGACGAATTTAACAAGCTATCCTTAGATGAAATAAGAAAGATGATATGTAAAAATGAGTAAAAACATAAGGATATACGAATCAATTGATGAGAAAGATCTTAGAGGTGGTAAAGACCTGCTCTTAACAGCCTTCATGGGAGGACGGAAATACGGGCACTGTATCCAATTTACCATTGGACGAGAATATACTTGTTTAAGCGAAAAACAACTCTTAGACATGGTGACGGTTATTTTGAAACGACTAAAATGCGAGAAAGGATTTTCAGCAACAGAATGGGGAGAACCAGAACAAATTGAGCCGTAGGAAATGAAGGAGCTTCTGGTAGCTACTCCTGCTGAAGTAGTGGGGATTTCTAAAATGAAGAGAATACTGCAATCGTAAGATTCGGGCATTTGTTCAAGTTTCCAAAAAAATATATCAAGTCAATAATAGAATTAGTGTCTTTTATCGAAAACGATACCTACTATATTGTCTTCGAAGTCAAGCTCAAGAAAAAGATCGACTATATCATGGGAAAAATAGAGGAAATTGAAACTTATAATCTTTTTTCGAAATTATTCTACTAAAGGAGCAAGTCTTTTGTTGTCTATCTCAGAGAAGGATTTCAGTAAGCTGTATTGGATGTATAATCATTCCCTATATAAAGCTTCTACCATTCCTCGTTTCGGGAGATCGTGGAAGACGATGGAAATCTGGAATTTTAATGGAGCTATCTTAAAACATAATAGCGAGTCGTTAGAAGAATTGAAGGAATTTGGAGTAGGATTACTCCTAATGTTGGGAGAAAGAGTATGAAACTCCTTAACTCCTAAGATAAACAAAATATATTGAAGGAGGAATATTAAAATGAAAACGTTGGAACGATTGAAAGTAATTTGGAAGAATGAAAGAGAATATCTCGACGATGTCATAGCTATATTCAAGCGGGTATTGGTCACCTTAGCTTTTATAACATTTTTATTTACGGTCCTTTCGATTACGGCTATTTTGATGTTTGAAATATAGAGGTGTGAAAATGAAACATATAAGAAGGTTTAAAAGTAATCTTTTGTTTGAGGTAGAAAAACTATTGAATCAACCTGGAGTTACAGTCAAAGCGATGTTTGTAACTCCTCATGGAGACGAAGACATCATTTATGTTGTATATGAGAAAGACAAGTACTAAACAATGGGCACTATAATTTTGTCTATTCCTCACAAGTGTCCTCTATGCAAAAAGGAACATAGAAAACTCACTCATTATAATTCAAGAGTAGGTGAATTTCAGTACTTAGAACCTGGAGATATAATTCTAATGAATGAAGACAAAAAACTAAGTTTTATTGTGGCAGAGGGATACTGTGAAAAAGAGACGTCATTTTATCTTTGTAGGGTCGGCGTGAGTAATTCACGAATCACCTCGATCATCCAGCCATGTAAAGCACACTAACATACTTTCAAATTTGAAATATTATATTGGAACACAAAATGAAGGTTTTAGAAATAGAAGACCAGTGGAGATTCATAAAGAAGTTTCTTGTGAATAGGTATGGACGCATCACAGAGGTGGGTGTTCATCATCGCAAGAAAAGTTGGCTTCGATGGTACTTTTCTTCAAGAACACAGAAACAAATTCGGGAGTCGTTTCAATGAGTTATCAAAGCACTCTCCTTGGTCTTAATATATTTATAGCGTTAAGGGAGGAAGGAGATATGACTGATATAGTAGAGAAAATATTGGATATCTTTGAAAGAGCTATAAGTGCTGAGATCGAAAATCGAGACTTTCATTTACCTCTTGAAAGAGAACAAATTAGAGATAGTTATCGTAAAAGAATCTCCAAGTTATTTAGAGGAGATTTTAGCCAAAGGAGTATAGTCAGAGACATAACAGATACATTTGATTCCGCAATTCATTGTGAGGCTATGAAGTGGAAACAAGTTCTTCCCATTGCCAACGTAGCTAACAAAGAGAAGTATGAAAAGGAATTGATAAAGATTCACAAAGGAGCTTTGCGAGCATCTTATACAACCGCTTTGCATTGTTTATTTAGAGAAGAGGATAAAATATAAAATTAAAAAAAGAGGAGGTATGAAATATGCCAGAAGTAGTTAAGATGGGTGAAATAAAAACCACAGTTCCTGTGATATTTTTTGGACAGAATGATGGAAAAGTGGTAACATTTAGATTTGAGGGAGGGACAACTCCTGAAGGTACACAGCTCGGTAAGGGTGAGTGGATACGATACTTCCCAGGGGAAACGGATCTTGCTGGGAGGGAAGTGAGCGAGAAGCTTAGAAATGGAGTACTGGAAACGTACATATTTGCAATGGAGGAGGATGCAGTTGCTGTCCTATCTGTAACGGAGAGTGCAGTAGGTGCAATAAGAAAAGCGATAGAGGAGAGTGGACGAGACGTTGATAATCCTGAGGAGTGGACCGACTTGGTGTTTACGATGCAGAGGAAAGGCACCCAGACATGGAAGGTTTCAATCAAAGAGATGGGTGAGTTAGAGGGAAAGGTAAAGGAGGCTCTGAAGAACTGCGAGGGTGAGACATACGCGAACATCGACGAGTTAGCACTAAAAGTTGGACTTGAAATAGGAGAAGAGGACTTCGATTCTGTAAAGGAAGTTTTGACATCTCTTAAGGGTAGAGTGTACTCCTTGGGTAAGAACGGACTGAAACTGAAGAAATGATTTCCACTCACCATGACGCGGATGGTCTCGCCTCTGCCTATCTTTATTCTTTAGCAAGTGGAGATACTGAGGTAGAGATTCGTAATTTTGGAGACGTAGCGAAAGGTTCAACTGTTGTCCTTGATATGCACCCGAGTCCCTCGTTCAAGGGACTCGTAATCGATCACCACCCAGGTCATCCAGAGAATAGAAAATATAAACTGATTTTCGATGATACTCCAACAACTGTGATTGTCTTTAAGAATTACAAGGACAAGATTCCCACAGAAAAGTGGTGGATTACTGCAGTTGGAGCGGTTGGAGATATGGAACCTTATTCAATTCCTCCAGAAGTGTGGGATACTTGTCCCATGTTGAAAGCGAGACACACAAAATTCTATGGCTGGAAACACGAGCCTTTTCATCTCAGATTGTATCATCTGTTATCGTCTGGCGTAAACGCCTTGTGTAGATTAGGACAAGAATTTGACGCTTGGGATGTCCTCGAGGAAGCAGAGAGTCCGATGGATGTTGTAAATGATCCTCGATGTGTAGAAGCAAAGAAGTTGCTAAAAACAACCACCAATTCCATTCTACAAGAGTTGGAGTTAGTAGAGTGGAACGACGTTTTGATAGGAACGATATCATCGGACATAGTGGTTGAGGGTCGGATAGCGACTCAACTCTCAAGGGACATGCAAGAGACAGTATTGATACAGAATTCAGAGACAGGTTCATTCTCAATACGGGGTGATTTATCTTCGTGGCTTGAACAAAAACTCAGAGAAGGAGCTGAAAAATCCAATATAGAGATTGAAGTTGGTGGACACGCAGAAGCTAAGGGTGGCACCGTAAAACCACCCAACGTATCTGTATTGTCCATATTGGAGTCTTTAGAAAATGTTCAAATTTGACTCGAAAGTAGCCGATGAATTAGTAGATGGCGGATTGACCCCCAATGAGATGCTATTTCTCTTTGGGGGTCCCAATTCTGGTAAGTCTTTATTGGCTTATCAGTTAGCTTGTCAATACAATAGTGTAGTTATAAATACCGAGATCGGAGATCCAAAAGCATTTAGTGAGTTTCTCCAACCCAGATTCGAAAAGCGATTTCGTCAGCCCTTTCAATTGAATTGTCGTTCTCTCTATTCATTAGCTAATGTACTTGGATTAGATATTCAACTAATCACTAAAGGACAAGAGGGCAAGGCAGGGAAAGTCGAGAGTAATATTACTACCACTGATAAATTTCCAGTCTTAGAATACATTAAACAACATAAATGTGACATCTTGGTACTTGATTCTATCACTACTCCAATCAAAGGTGCGATGGGTAGCGCGAGACAGAACTTTGGTGCGAGGGCAGATGTCATATCTCGGATCCTTGGTCAGTTATCGTTAATTTTAGACGAAACAAATGTAGCTATAGTAGTGGTATCACATCAGAGTCAAGATAAAGCAAATAAATTTGATGAAGGAAGGATTTGGGGTGGAGACACTTTAGCTTATAATGCAAAATATGTTCTTCAACTTCGTACTCCTAATTTTAAAGTAGAAACTGACGCCAAGACCCTCTATAAACAAATACGAAGAAGAAGATATTTGGGGAAGCTGGAAAGTAAATGGCATCAGCTTCCCTTGAAAAAAGATCATGGTTTTGTATAATTCGATTGTCAAAGATGGAGCAAGAAGCATGAAGATAAACTTAGAGAGGATAAGTGCTGCGATAGGCACAGTCATTAGTTCTAAGAAAGGTAAACAATCAGCTAAGAAACTGAAAGAGGATATACTTCTAAAGCTGAAGGAAAGGGAAGACAATCCAGCTATACTACGAGCAGCGCTGGTCATGTGCCTTGAGGAACTGGCTAAGGACATAAAGAAAGAAGACTTAGATGACGCAATAGATTTGTTTTTGGAGGAGCTTATTGCAGAATTATTTGAGGAGTTGAGTGAGGAGGACCTGCTCTCCCTTCAAGGTGCATCATATCCCGATGTAAATTCAAATACAAATACTATCTCTTCTGACAATCCTATGTATAGGTAGAGATGGACAAAGAGGTAATAATTGACACTCGAGAACCCAAACACGTTCTTGACATTGCAACCAAAACTCTCAAGGACTACAAAGTTAAACGAGCTAAATTAGAGGTTGGGGATATTCAATTCGAGGACATAATAGTAGAACGAAAGACGCCTTCGGATTTCGTCACATCTGCAAGGCGTTCAGATTTTTGGACAAATCTGTATGTAATGAAAACAAATTACAAACATTCGTTTCTTCTTATTGACGGGGATGATTTCTCTTGGCGAGAAGTGATCTCAAGGAGGGGAATCACTAATTCAATGGTAGAAGGTGCAAAGGTTTCAGTCCTTATGATGGGCATCCCAATCATAGAATTTGCAAAGTTGAGTAGTGCATTCAAACACCTTGATGTGATGTTCCAGAAGAAGGTGAGTGTAAAACCTCCTCGAACAGCAGACCTCAAGATCTCAAAACTTAATGCGAATTTACATTCACTAAGGATTGCTTCTCTTATGTGCGTTCCTCGTATTGGTAATGTGACTGCTGAAAAATTACTTCGGGAATACGGGACTCTCATAAGCGTAATAGAAGAAGCCAAAAATGCGGATACCCCCGCAAAGAAACGTATATATGATTTCTTTTATGGAGAGGATAAAGATAATCAAAATGAAAACCCTAAACGAAATTTTGGAACAAATTAGGAGGGTTCTCAGTCATGCCTTGCCAAGGACTCAAAAATACTTTTCGGATTTTGAAAAATTGGCATCCTTGGCAGTGAAAAGCGTTGACAATTTAAAACATCTGGGAGAAAATGAACATCCTTCTACCACGAACGTGAGAGCCAAGACACTGGAAGTAGAAGCTGACGTTATAGTTCATGATATAATTAGATCCCTCTTGTATGATCACACGAGAGTGACCGAAGAGAAAGAGGACATTCGAAACTTCTTACAGAATCTTGATGATATTATAGATAGTATAGAGGCGGTAGTGTGGAGGATAACCAATTTCGATTGTAATCCTCGTGCCCTTCAATTGCGTGATTCTTTTATTCAATATATCGAGAAAGCCATAATTGACACGTATTATGCAGTAACGCTACTTCCCGACGTAATTCACAATCAGAAACAACTGAGTAGCTTCATAGAGAGCATCAACAAATGTGAAATCAGAGGAGATGAATTGTACAGGAAATGGTTCACTTCCATCACAAATGGAGTTTTTAAAAGTGAAGGTGAAAGAATACTTTTGCTGGACATTCTTAAAAGATTAGAGAATGTACTGGATTCAGCAGAAGATGTTGCAGATAATCTTGAAACTTTTCTTTTAAAAGGAGGAGTTTAAATGAAGCCAATGGAAGGTCAGACAATTGAGATGTATGGTGTTCGAGTCACAGTCTTTAGAAACGGAGATGTGTACATCTCAACTAAAGGCGACGTCACAATAGTGGATGCTCGTACTGTAATCACAGACAAGACAATATCTCTGAAATGAACTACGATATATTCTATTATATCCCTAAAGGTTTTTACCGAAGAATTGCTGTGGAGAGTCGAAAGCAATTTCCGGTTCATTCATCGAGGGAAATTAAGAAACGATTGATGACTCGGTCCCCTCTTTATGCAAGCATTAGCGTCTTCCAAGAGAATAAAGCATTTCCTCTTTACTTCTTTTTTGATTTTGATTGTGAAAAGCTTAAAGCGGAAAGAGAAATTATCAAACTTCAAAATTTTTGTAAACGACGAAATTATTCTTACACTGTTGCAGAGCCTAAGCGTGGCTATCATTTCTATCTTCATCTCTCGCCTATCGAAACTGATACAAACGCGTTTCGATGTATTTCAGACTATATTATTGAGACAGTTGGAATTGAATATTATGATGACATCACAGATGGCATCTTGAATGGCATCGCTCGTCTTCCAGGGAGTTATTATCCAGAACTCAATCGGAGGGTAAGGATAATAAAACAAAATCTGACGAGATTCGTAAGTCCTTTTGAGGTTCTCGATGGCAATGAGTTGCCAACAAGAGTCTTTCACTCGTTACCAGACGAAATAGATCAGGAATATTATCGTCCCTGTATTGAATATTTCATTCAAGAAAGTCACCCATCTCAATTCATAAGGTTTGGGTGGGCGGCTCTAAGGATAGCGCAAGGTAAGAGCAACGAAGAAATTATTGATGAAGCAAGACGATACAACTGGGAAGACTGGGATGAGGAAATGACAGAATACCAGATAAACCAAATAAGGAGTAAAAAATACAGAATTCCGTCATGTGGAAAGATACGAAAGCAGGGATATTGTGTTCCCAAATTGTGTAAATGGAGGAAACATAAATGTTAGAGTGCCCGGTTTGTAATAATACGAATTTGAAAAGACTGAAATTGGGATTGTTGTATTGTCCTTATTGTTATAGTCTATACTGGACCACTATTCCTGAACAATATAAGGAGAGGAAAAATGAAAAAACTAAGTGATTGGATAGATAGGGAACGAATTTCTCAAGAAATCACAATGCTTGAGACGAATGTTCGCATTCTTAATAAAGTTCTTAAGGGTGAATTAGAGGACGTTTTACTTGAAGTCGTTTATCACAACAGTGACACATGTTATGGACAGTATTTCCCTGAAGACGATTATTATCTTTCAATCGCCATTGACTACTCTGATGATTACGTAAGGAAATTGATAGCGGTGGACGAAATACTTAAAGAAGAAAGCGGATATGGTCGATTCTCTGGTTTCAAGATTAAGAGTGGTGGATTTATAATTTCACCGTTTTCCCTAACGCGGAGGGAGTTTTTAGAGATTGTTCAATCGCAAGACGATGAGGAGATCCGTCAATTGATACGAGAGGTTTACAAAATTTCACGAAAATTGAAGACTGCAAACACTGAGATAGAAAAGTCTTCTCGGATATTGGATCTTCAGAGACGACTCAAGGTCGAATTCCAAAACAAGGAAAAGATAAACGAATTATTGGAGGGGTTAGCTAAAATAGTCAAAGTAAAAGATGATTTGGTCACCCAATTGTATATCAGAAAAGAAGAACTCCAGAAGAAGTTTGATATAGATATAGAAGATCTTCAAAAACGAATGAGAAAGATATGTTAGAATGAGGCATAAGATAATTTGTGGAGACACGCTTGAAGTTCTAAAGACGTTGCCAGATGAGTGTGTAGATTGTATTGTCACTTCGCCACCCTACTGGGGTTTACGCTCATATCTCCCAGATGACCATTCAGACAAAAAGAAAGAAATTGGATTAGAGCCAACATTAGATTTATATCTCGATCATCTTATAGAAGTAATGCAGGAGTTGAAAAGAGTATTAAAGAAGACGGGAGTCATTTTTTGGAATCACGGAGACTGCTACGGAGGTAGTGGAGCAGGAGCGTGGAAAAATCCGCCAGAAGTCTTAAACTCTAAAGAAAACTATCACTTGCCTTATGAGAGCAATCCGAGAAGGAGAAGCGAAGGACGTCAAGTAAAAACTAAATGTTTGGCACTTCAAAATTTCAGGTTTATTGCTCGTTGTGTAGATGAATTAGGGCTTATACTGAGGAATGTGATCATTTGGTATAAACCTAATCACAAACCTGAAAGTGTGAAAGACAGATTTACGAATACTTATGAACCTGTATTTATGTTAGTGAAGAATAAAAACTACTGGTTTGATTTAGACACAGTAAGAGTTCCTCACAAAGAAACAAGCAAGAAGAGAGTCTTGAGAGCAGTTAGCAACAAACACAAATACTCAAATCACCCTGAGTATGGTGGTGGTGGTAGAATAAATAAGCCAAGACCAAATGCAAAACGAAAAGTATCTGTTACCTTTAGTGACTTACTCGATAAGTCGAAGAAATATCAAAGAGAACAAAATATGGCAATATCTCAATATCAATACGCGGAGGGAGATTATTTAGTGGTAAATCTTCACCCGTTAGGTGCTAATCCTGGTGACGTTTGGTCAATTTCTCATTCTTCATTTTCGGGTATGCACTTTGCAACGTTTCCTGAGAAACTTATATTTCCATTGATAAAAGTTGGAAGTCGAGCAGGCAATACTATACTCGATCCCTTCGGAGGAAGGGGAACCGTCGGAATAGTGGCAGAAAAATTAGGACGGAACAGTATTGTAATAGATCTGAACAGGGACTATTGTGAAATGGCTTATCAAGAATTGAAATCAGTAGTTGCACAAACAAAACTATTCGAGAAACCATCTACAATCGAAAGAATAGGATTTTAAAATGGATTGGCGTGAATTGCAGAGGAAGTTAATCGAAAGCAAATATCATTATTTTCACACAGACAACGGAATATTGCTCTGTGGAGACTGCATCGAAATCTTGAAAACTCTTCCCGATAAAAGCGTCGATTTAACATTGACAGATCCTCCTTACGCATTAGGTAAGGAGTATGATACTTACGAAGATACTGAGGAAAATCTCAAATCTATTATAAAGGAATTCATGCCTCAAGCCTTACGCGTGAGTAAAGTCATGTTACTTACCTGTGGTCTTACTAATATTTCCCTCTATCCTCCTCCACGTTGGATTTTAGCATGGATATACAAGACAACAAACTCAAGAGGTAAGTGGGGATTTGCTCAATGGCAGCCTATTCTCGCGTATGGAGTAGATCCGTATTTGAGAGAGGGACTTGGTGCGAGAAGTGACGTCATAGAAGCAACAGGATTAGATAATCAATCGTATGATCACCCTTGCCCTAAGCCACTTAAATTTTGGGAGAGGTTACTACTCCGTGGCAGTCCTAAGGAAGGGGAAATTGTCCTTGATCCATTCGGGGGCACAGGCGTAACGGCGGTAGCGTGTGAAAAATACAATCGCAGATGGATTGCAATAGAAATATCAGAAAAATATTGTGAAATAACACAGGAAAGAGTTTTGGGTAGAGATAAGAATCAAAGAAGTTTGGAGGAGTTTTGGGAATGGAACTTGTAAATGCTTCACTTATTGGCTCAAGAAGTTCAAGACCAACTCTTAAGCTCAAATTTAGAGATGGCTGGAGTGTCACCTACTCAGTGAGAAAAGGAGAGTATCCATATTTCTACATCAGACCCGATGAGAGCACATCGTTTCCAATTGTGAAAAGAGAGAGTGGATTCAAGTCCTATACTGGAGAACCCTTAGATAAAATTTCTTTCAATTCAATAAAGGATCTCGAAAAAGGAAAGAGAAACGTAGATTTTTGTGCAGAAGCAGATATTCCATACCTCACTCGCTACCTCATAGATTCAGGATTGACATACGGACTCAATAGAAGGATTCTTTATTTTGATATAGAAGTTGAGAGAGGGAATGGTTCTCTTGATACTGAGAACGCTCCACTCCCTATTACCGTGATTGATGCTTATGATAATTTCACGAACAGACATTATCCATTCGTATTGGAGGATTATGCGATAGATGGAGTTAAAGCATTCATATTTAAGAATGATGAACAACTTCTGAATTCATTCTTCTCATTCTGTAAGAAATTAGATTTTGATTTGTTAGTAGGTTGGAATTCCTCGAACTACGACTTGCCCTACCTCTTCAATCGTTCGAGGACAAGAAAGATATTTCATAGTTATCATGATGAATTAACCATAGGAGAAAGCCAACCTCTCGATTTAATGAGAGCATATAGAGAATTTGGGGAGAGGGGAGGAAGATATTTCTTAGATCATGTTGCTTATCTTGTTTTAGGGAGACGTAAAGACAAATCCCTTCCAGAACTCTTACATTGTATAGAGGATGTGACTTTGACCAAGGAGATTGATGAGAAACTGAGATTGTCACAATTGGTCTTTTCATTTCAAAATCTCGTTCCCCTCAATACCATTGATATAATGAATCGTAGTAGTATTATCGAAGCCTATCTCTTAAAACGTTATCACAATAAATACGTTCTCCCAAATAGGGGACAGGTGTCACACACGAAATATAAAGGAGCACTTGTCAGGGATCCACAAAAAGGCTTGCACAGAGACGTCACAGTCTTAGACTTGGTCAGTCTATATCCTTCGATAGTTATGCACTTCAATATATCTCCTGATAGAGACATTAGAAATCCTGGAATCCTCACAGAGACAATCAAAGAAATATTTGAAAGAAGACTTGAATTCAAAAAACTATATAAAGAAAGAGGGGACACCCAGAGTCAGATATGGAATGTGTCTTACAAGTTCTTGCTCAACGCTTGTGTAGGGATGTTAGGATATGAAAAATCCAGATTCTATAACAGGGACTTAGCAGCAGAAGTTACAGCCTATGAGCG